ATAGAACTGATCGCCAAAGAGCTGAGCCATCATCCCGCAGGCGCCGCCTTCGAAGCCCAGCGTAATACCGCCATCAATCGCAACTAGGCCAGTCAGCATAGTGGAGTTCACGACCTTCTCAGCAAGCAGCCTACGCAGGCGCTCGTTCTCGGCCTTGAACGTGTCTAACTCCGTCAGGTAATCAGCATCCATGCGCAGCATCTTGGACTTGGCGGCGGCACTGATCAGAACGCGAACAAGCTCAAGCCACCGGGCAGCACACTCTTCGCCGCCCTCTGGTGTGGAGTAGCCAAGCCAGCCCAGTGCGCCGACCAATGCCTGGACATCATCGAAACAGGGCTCGATACGAGAAATTTCAGCTTTTAACTGGTCGGTACGCTCAACCTGATCCGCAAAGTAATTACGGTTTCTATGGCTGTCGTCAGCGAGACGCTGGACCTGAGCCTTAAGCGCTTTGTTCTCTTCGGCAAAGCCCAGGTGTTCCGCCCGCAACTGCGCCAGCCATGCGCTACTGACCTGCTCAGTGTCCTGGCATCCACCATGCGGGGAGCACATACCCGGCGTCTGGCAGGCCGTCATTGATTTTCGGCAGATCATGGCTTAACCCCCGGCTTCTTGCTCACCTTCCCTTCCGCCTCAAGCTGACGCATGGTCGCGCGAAGGGTTTTGAGGTCGTATGCATGCATCATCGATTTGATCCATTTGTTCGTGCTGTACACGCAAACGTAGGACAGAACGAACAAGACCAAGGCCAGCAGAGCAACAGCGGCACACACCATCACGCCATAGCCCAGCCACAAAGCGATTAAATTAATCGTCATGGTTTTACCTTCTGTGGAGCCAGCATCCAGTCGGGCGTGCAGGATATGCCGCCGCCCGCACTTGAAGTTTTGTAGACCCAGCACGTCACGTTGCGCTTGTTGTCGTGAATGACGGTCACGCCCTCACCGAAGGTCATGCGCTCAATCTCGATACGCTTAATGGCAGGCGGCTGGGCTTCTTGGGACGGATGCGGGCCAAGCATCGCCGCCAGCTCTTGCAGCTGCTTATCATCGGCTACCGCTCCAGGCTGCCAGTCACCCACACCAATCGTAGGATCACCACAGCCGCCAAGGGTTAACGCCAGCGCTACCAATGCAAGGCGCTTCACGGGCTCACCTTCCACGGCAAGAAAACCGCCTTAGCCACCGAAATGATTTCTGAGAAGTCGCCGCGGTTCTCCCACAGGATTGCGCCAGCAAAAACGAATGGCGCCACTGGCAGCACTAGGAGAAGTGCCAGGCGTGCAATAAGGGGGTACTTGAGCATCCATGGCTTGATGCCTGTCGGATCGAAGGTTGGGATCTTCATGCACGCTCTCCCTTGCTCATAGCCGCCTCAGCCTTCTTGATCGCCCGCACCATGCCCGCATGCTCGGCGCCAAGTTTCTTGCAGCTTCCGCGTAGGCTCAGGTTGTCAGCCTTAAGGCGCTCAACCTCGGCCAGCAGGCGCAGGGTATCGCCTGAGCTGGCGCCTAGGCCCCGCTCGGCATCCTGCTTGATTCGTTCCAAGTTGCTGGCGCTTAACAGGGCAGTCATTGCGCACCACCACAAATTTGCGGGTCGTTACCGCCCAGATACTCGAAAGACATAAGTTTTGTTCCTGTTATGTGGGTTGGCGCCAGCATATCAGGGCATTAAACATTATCAAAACATTGTTTCTATGTGATTCCTGCGAGTGCTGCGCGGGCAGCATCGAGCGCGGCTTGTCTCCTGTCAGTACCGAGGCTGACGGATTCTCCTTGTGCTGGCACGTATTCAGCAGACTCCAAGAACGCCATGGCGATGGTGTCCAAAAGGTCGGGGGATGGTAAACCTTCGGCGGCCATGTCCTGCTTGCGGGCGATGTGATAGCGGCCCAGCTCGTCGAGGAAGTAGGGAATACGGCTGCCCTGGTCGATCAAATCCTTTTTGTAGTCGCGCGATAGGCGTACCACACCGTCCTTGATCGCCTCTACAGCGTGCACGGTGCATTGCGCCCGCTGGTTGAGGAAGCGCTTGCGGTATTCGTTACTGAACGGCAGTTCGCCCCAGCGGGCGCCCTTGGCATGTATGCCGCCACCAGACAGCTCTATCAGCCGCTTGAGGAACTGGTTACCCATACCGTTGGTGTCGACGATGATGGTTACGTTTGAGAACTGCGCCGCGTATTCCAGGACTTTGACCGCAACCGGCGTCCAGTCCTCGGTGTTGGTGTAGACCGGCACGCCCACTACCTCGATACGGCGCCGGTCTGCGCTCATCCGGTCACCGTTGCCGATCACCTTCATGTGCGTGGCCACGGTCTTGTCTCGCCCTACGCCAGCAGCAACGTCGACCACGATCAGGTGGCCGTATGCCTCGCCCGGTAGGATGACGTTCGGACCTTCAATGACACGCTCAAGCGCCGCCTGACTGAGCAGGTACTTGCTGGAGTTGGTCGGGAACATGCCCCGGACCTTAATCTGGTACTCCATTTCATCGCGCCCACCGTACTGGATGAGCTTTTCCTTGATGAACTCGATACCCACCAGCGTGCTTTCTTCGGAGCTGAACGTGAGGCTGGTCCAGGCGCCGCCCTGGCGCTTGCTCTTACTGTGGTGCGAGTCACGGAAGAACCCACTGCTACGGGTGGGCTGTGACGCCATGATGAAACGGTTACGCGGATCAGTGAGGGCGCCACCAATCACACCAAAGTTTTCGTCCGGGATGCCTGATGCTTCGTCCGCCATCCATAGGAGGTAATCGCCGTGGGTACCGGCAAGGTTCTCAGGGGCGCCGCGTGGCGCTGTACGGGTGGTGACGTACCAGATGGCCGACTTGGTGTTGATGTAGACCTTTTCGGCCTGAATGGTGATGTACTGCGCGATCCAGGCATGAGGGCCTTTCTCTATCTGCGCCTTGAGCGTGGTGATTTCCTTCCACACGCCCTCCCGCACCGTCTTGAGCTTTGGTGCGGTTATGTAGGTGTTTGAGTTGCGATAGCAGAGAAGGTGCCAAAGCGCTATGACGCCAAAGCTCCTAGTCTTGCCAGTGTTGTGCAAGACGGTGAAGTCATGCCCCAACAGCCGGTGATCGCCGTCCAGGGTGAAACCGTAGTAGTCGCCCTCCCCCAGTGCCTCACATGAAGCAATCGAAAATTGCAGGGCTCCAGGTTGCCGATCGATCTTGGCCAGCCACCGGCCAGACTCCACGCGGACCACGCTCGCATGACAACCAACGGAACGCGCCAGCCACCCGACTTGGCGTGTGACAGCCTCGCTCCCACTAATGAATTGGGCGCCAGCACGCCCCACTAAACCATCCAGCAGGTCTTGGCGTTGCGCTTGAGCGCTGTACAGGTAGTCGGCGGGGATCAGCTCGCCGGATAGCGCCAGCCGCTGCCCCATAACGAACGGAGACACTGACAGGTTGCGCACTGGGCGACGGAATGACTTGGCAGCGCTTCTATAGGTCGCATAGCGGGCCTGCTTCTCTGCCCCCCATGTAAGCCACTGTTCAACGGTGGTTTCCACCTCAGCGCCCACACACACGTCACCATCTGGCGCTATGGCCACCAGACAGAGAATGTGCGCCTCGTTGAATGTGTGGCTGCCCCCGTCCGAGTAAGTGAACCGGTACATGGGCTGGCGCCCGCGCTTAAGCTCCAGGACTGTGGTGGAGTGCGCGCCATCTGCCCCCATAAGGCGATGGCCAGACTTTACGTCCTCTACGGCAATCGGCTCACCGCTGGCGAGCATGAGTTGGGTGCCCAGCGCAAAGCAGCCGTGGCCAGACGCCACAGACACCCGGCAGCCATAGGGCGATGCCTCGTCAAACAACTCCTTCTGCTGGTGCGTTACGGGCTTGCCAACGATCCCCATACCGCATACTTCGACGGCAAACTTGTACTGCTCAAAGGCATAACGGGCGACGAACGCGGGCCAGCGCGGATCGGCATCGAGCACCAATTGTCTTTCTTTCTTCGCCTTGGCCATGCAATCCCTTAAACGCAAAAAGGGCCGTGTTACCGGCCCTTACACCCTACTGCTTGATTTGCTGGCGCTTACCGCGTGCTTTGCGCCTTGTTGCGCTCAATCTCAGCCAGGATCAGCGCGCCTGCCTTTACCAGCGCCTCAGCAGGCTTGCAGGCTTTTATCTTCGACTTGAATGGCCAGAAGCTGGTGTAGCGCATCGGGTACACGCCAGCCGCCTGCATTGCGTAGCACGCCGCAGCCTTCCCCAGTTCGCCACCTTGGTACTGCGCAATATCGCTCTCTATCGAATAGCCTTCCTCTTGGCGCTGGCGCTGTAGCTCACGAATAAACGCCAGCACATCAGGACCTACACCCGGCACGTTCGCGTACATCGGCATAGATGGCTGCCAGCCTTGTGCACGGCGCTTGGCCCAGTCAGGCGACTCGGGGCCAGTAGGGCGCGTCATGGAAATACCCACCGCCTTTCCACCGCGAATGTTCAACCATGCCAATGGGGGCGTATCGCTGGCGCCCAACGGAAAGGCAACGCTCTTCCATACCGCATAGGCTGCTTGCGTGTGAGGGTTGGCGTAATCCTCGCCAGCCTGCTCAAGGTCCGCGATACCGGCCTGTGTCGCCGCATACTCAAAATCAGTTCGTTGCAGAAAAAGCGCCATGTCTCCACCCTTCAATAAATTGCCATTGATCATTGGTCAGATGCGCACGGGGAGCTTGTTCAACCTCTCCACGCGCATTGCGCAACCACAGCAGCGCGCCAATCTCCAGCTCGACCATCAGTCGCTCGCCACTCCGGCGGTTCACGACTTCAACGGCCACCGCTTCACTCAACAAAGATGGGAACGAACTTCAATCGCCCCTCAATCTGCGCCACGTCAGCAGCCGTATACCCACGGGCAAACCGGCCCTCTACAAGCGGCACCAGCAGCGTTCGGTAAATCTTCGTGCCGTTGGCCACGTAGTCGCGCAGACCGCGCAATAGCAGCGCTTCGGAGCCTTGATAGGGGAAGCCAGGCCAGAAACCATTAGCGCCCTTCGCCGTGCTGTGAAGGTCAATGCTTGGCGTTTGTGGGTTGTGGTCGCGGAAATGGACACGACCGTCGATGGTGATACGCAGGCGGCACACATCCCCCGCTTCATTCGCCCAGGTGCGGTTCCCAACTTTGGAAATCTCTACCAGCACGGTGTTGGCGTGCTTGAGGCGAATCAGGCGCGAGCGGCGCATTAGTTCTGTGCGGTCTAAGAGTGCTTCCTGTGACTGGCTCATATGGGGGCTCACAGCATTTTCAATTGAAGTTGGGCGCGGACGCATTCGTGGTGCCCGTGAGGCAAGGCGCTGGTGCCTCGCTCACAGTTCCGACGCTTGCAGTCCTGGCAATGGGTGTAAGGACCGCGCACGTCTTTGCGCCAAACGATCCTATCCCCGCCGCAGTAACGGCAAAGCATTGGTTTGTACTCTCCCTGTTAATCCCCGGACTTCATGGCTCGACGCTTCATCATCAAATCCGCGTAAGCCCAACGAGCGTTAACATGGTTCTCCAGATCTGCGCTGGAGGGGCTGACCGGCATAAAGATTGGCGCATGTACCGCAAAGTCGTCGCGCAGGTCGCTCAGGTACTGCGCATCGTCCACAGATTTAGCCGTAGGGCACAGCTGGCGATCACCATGAATGGCACTGCCTTGATCCGTGATTGGTGAATTGGTGCAGCGCTCAATTACAGGCAGGCCCTGCATATGCTGGCCAAGCCGGGGATGGCTTAGAGCTTTGACCACCTCGACGGGAAACTCCAGCTCTGTGGCCGGGCGCGCAGCGCGGACACGTAAAGCCGCCATAGCTGGCGCCGGGCAGGATAGGAATCGGTCCAGGTACGCTTGCAGCCCACCACGAATCACCGGCGCCCCGCCTCGACCCCGCTCAACTGGAACCCAGCGCGGCGAACCCGGTAGACGGACGTGAAAGAACTGATCACCGCTGCCATCGCGCACGGTCAGCCCGCACACCTCAAGAAACTTACGGAACTCCAGAAGCTGTTCAGTACTAAGCGAACCGTTAAAAGTCGCTGCTTTACGCTCTACTTGCTGCATTGGTTCTACTCCTGTTACTTGGCCGTGAATGGCTTTAAGTTTTCTTGCCTACCATGGCGTAATGTCGCCCGCTTCTCTGCCTTCAAGGCCAGCGGACGAACCCAAATTTGCCCAGTCTTGAACTGGTACAGCTCCCACAGGCCTAGCTTCATCGTCACAGTGCCTTTCTCGTACGTCTGCCATGCTGCACGACTGACATGGATCAGATCGGCGCTTTCACGCTGGCTCAGGCCCGTAGCAAAGCGACATTTCTTTACCTGATCCGCCGTTGGGCCGACCGGCTTCAATTCACAATCCCTATCTTGGCTAGCTCTTCGGCGCGCCCGGCCATAGCCTCGCGGTTGCGCTCAGTGTTCGCTTCGGCCTTCGCCAGAATCTCTTCCAGGAGTTCTTCACTGACACCCACATTTACTACCACGGCAGGCTCTACGTTCATGTTGAACAGCTTGGCCAGCCCGTCGCGGTAGCCCTTCTGACTGGCTATTTTCAGCTCAGTACCATCCTTTCCTTCCTTCACGCCCTCAAAAAGCGTCAGGGCAGCGGGCGAAAGGTTGCCGGTATCTTTGAACAGCGCATGCCCCTCGCCTTCACCGTCGCACTCAGGGCAGTCAGGGCTTGGCGACTTCTTGCCGTCGTAGCCAAGGCCGCCCAACTCATCGAAATCGCCAATGGTCTTTTTCTCAGCCTCGGCAGCAGCTTTATCCGCTTCGTACTGGTCACGGCGGCGCTCCATTTCACTCGGGCGCAGCTGGAACTTATGGCCAATTCCGTAGCAATAGCGACAGCAACGGCGCACGTACTCGACCAGTTCACGCGGATCTGCAAACGAGGCCGCGTGATATGTGGCAATGAGCTGGTTTTGTACTTCCGCCGTGCGCGAAAACAGTTCGACTTGGCGGGCGAGCATGTAAGGGTGCGACTTAACTTTACTTAACAGTCGACTGGCACCCGCAGCGGCTGCGTTGTCGTTCTTACATGCAAAGCCTGCGTCTCGGTATGACTCCTTAGCGTTGTAGGTCACCAACCAGAGGTCTACGAACTTGGCTTGGCGAGCATCCAACCCTTGGAAAGCCGCCATTTCTAAGGCTCTGCGCTCTTTCAGGCTGAGCTTCACCGGGTTCTTTATTTCAGTCGTGCCACGCTTCGGAGTAGCACGCCGAACGACAGGTTTGACCGCCGTGGCCTTGGCTTTAACAGCACTTTTAACGGGCTTTTTGGGGCCCGTGGCGGCTGTACTTTTGCCCGTTTTTTCCTTGCCTACCTTAACAACACGCGGTTTTGCAGGTTTGCGCACACGCTTAGCCGCAACAGACGGGGATAGTTGATCCCTAGACATCTCTGTATTTTCTGTCTCTGACTTGCCCGGCATCCCAACAACCTCATGCGTAATAAGTTAGCTATCAGCCACGGCAAAAAGGCCAACTTCCTATGCTTCACGTTAAAAAAATAGCCCGCATCTGCGGGCTATCTTGTATGGGCGTTGATCCTGGTAGACCCCCACCACTATCAGCCAATGGAACGCTGCTGACCGGCGCCGCAAAGGTGGTAAACCTTTCTCCTGTCGGTTATCCATGCTGGGATGTTCAGGTGCTGTCTAAGGGCACCATTGCCCGATGCAAACCACACATCCGACCACCACAACGAGCGACCGCATAACGCTTTACTGCGCCCCTTAAGGGGGCCAGGCTATTTGCACGAGGCAAATTTGAAATGCAACAGGTGACACGCTTAGGCGAATGGTCAACCCGCATCACTGGCGCCAATTCAACCGTCAGGAAACACCCGGCCATGCTTGCCACCTTTCGGCCTGCTGCATACCGCAACGCTCTTCCCAAAGCGCTCCGGCTATGCACAACCCTTAAAACACCCGCAAGCCTGATCGAGTTCAGGCTTGCGGGGCACCGCTGCCAGCGTTAACACGCAGGTCAAGCCAGAAGACGCCACGTTTGGCTATACACGTCTTCCTCTCCCGCACCACCTACATCACCCACTTTTAAAACAAAAGCTGCTGCACCTGCTTTGCAATCTGTTCCGGGGCGGCACAAAACGGCTCGTAGTCAGCCATTGTCTGTTCCCGCTCTCTCCGGCGAATCTGTTCCGTCATGCTCACATGCAACTCACCCACTAAACGGACGAGCTTTGCACCTCCGCGAATATCTTCGAAGTTCGGCGCATGGGCTTTAAATATCTCTAAGGCGCTTACAAGATCAGTTGCAACACCCGCGACCTCTGACAACAGCACACGATCCAGGCTTAACGCCTCAATCATGATTCCGTTGCGGCGCGTTAGTGCATCCACCAAGCGGCCAAACTCACTGGTCAGGGCTGTGCTGATAACCCCGCGTAACACCGCCTGATTGCCGTCTTCTGGCACGGCAACAATGTCGTCGTGCATGTCTAGCAAGTAATCAGTAGTTACCCCGTACAGTTGCGCGAGCATCCGCAGGTTAGGGGCGCTGGGCTGGCGGTGGCCGTTCTCATACAGGCTGATCATCGTCATACCTGACTGAGACAATGCCAACCCAGCAGCACTTTCACTCAGTCCTGCCAGCCGGCGGGCCCTACGGAGTTTCACGCCCGTAATAGCTGCTAGCCGGGCTTCCTCGGCTCGCCGGATTGCATCCTGGCCAGATCCAATACCCAAGTCTTCCGACTCACAAAACAACGATGGCGCAGAAACAGAGGAATTAGTCAGCATCGGGCTTGCCTGACCTGTAGGCGACTCCGCGCTTTTTTTATCCCCATCCATCTAAGTCGCCCTCGTGGTCATGTCTCAATGACGGCGATTAGAAAGTATCCCTATACATTTAGCAAGCGTGGAAGGCCTAACAAATTGGCTACGGACGTGGCAGAAATGACAACTTACTGCGCCCGCCTAAGACTGCTCGTTAAACAGCTCTATGACTCTAGCCTTAAGCCCATCAGCGTTTTCAGGGCACTGCACGACCTCTAAACACAACAAATCCCGGCGCCTGCGAAGGTCGGTAACCGTCATTAAAAATTGTGCGTCGTACTCAATCCTTAATAGTTGGCCAGCCAGGCAATGCCGCTTCTTAGGCGCGTAGCAAGCAGCACAAAACAACAAATGGCTAATGTACTTTTCGTGGGCCATTACCACGACTGCCGGCAGTGGATCGCTCAAAATTCCTCAACGCTCCAGCCGCCACCATCTGACTTAGACGCCTTCTTGATCGCGACGAACTTGAACACCGGGTACATATCAGCCGCTACCTTGATCTTTACTCGGGCATCATCCGTCCAGAAGCCTTTAACCTCATGGGCTTCAAGCTCCCGGCTGCCTGGCATCACAAAGAAGTCGACGGTGTAAAACGTCTTGTTGGCCAGCCTGAGCTTGATGCCTTCGAACTTGTACCAAAGCACTTGGCCAGCCTGTTTTAACTGCTCCAGGTGCGCCGCATAGGCCTCTTCGGTCTTGTTCATAACGCCAGCCGGGAGACGGCCCAGCGCCTGCATACGCTGCGTCGAGGACTTAGCCGGCGCAGCAGGCACCACAGGGGCAGGAACTACCGCCGTCTTATCCGCGGCCCTTGACGGTGGTTTCTTAGCGCCGGGCACAGCCCTGGCGCCAGCAGGCACCGCACTAAACGCCTGTCGCGTCATGGCAGCCGGGAGGCTCTTCAAGTGCTCTTCGCTTATCCATCGTTTCGTCATGCCCGCATTTTCCCAACAAAAAGGGCGCCACCCTGGACGCCCTTTGCATGAATCGAAGTAGTCATACCGCCGGCCTTATCACCGGCCCCCACTCGACATGCCGCGTCCGGCCGGTATAGCCACACTCCCGACACCCACCGTTACCGCACCCACAACCACCCATTTCACAGCCACAGCAGCAGCCTGAGCAGCGCATGGTGAAACGGCCCTGTTCCTGCACCTGGCCGCCCTCGATCAGGTAATGCTTGCGACGATCAAGGCGGAACCCGGCCAGCTTCTCGGCTTCCTCATAGGTGGCCAGCGTCATGGCGTTGTCTGCATAGCGGTAAACGTTACGCATGGCCTGTCGCCTTGGCCGCCTTGGCGTGACCTACGCACACCCTGGTCGGCTCGCTTTGTTCATCCAGGTACGCGTGACACATGAACCCTTTGTGGTCGTGGGCCACGTACTCCGCGTCACTCGTGGCAATAGGGGATTGATTGGCCATCGAGCCAAGTCGATACGCACAGCCGTAACACGCTCCCGCCGGGTCGCACTTGCTGGCGATAAGCACGCCCTGGCACGCCCCAATGATGGTTGGCAGGTTCACGCTGTCGAATCTGTCAGGGTGGACGCCACACTCTTCGATAAGCACCTGGTCACTCATCGCCCCACAGTTTTCAGCGACAGAGTTGGCCATGCCGATGAACTGAGCCAGCATTTCCACCAGCCGGCCCGCCCCTTCCGTCGCCAGAACCGCGCCCACCATGTCTCTACGCGTCTCAAGGTCGTATTGGCTCATCCCGGCGATCAGCAAAGCATCATCGGGGCTCATGCTGTATTCGCAATTGACTGTCATGGCAGCACCAGCAGTGCAGGGACTTTGACGATATCGCCCAGTTCCCAGGCGACAATGGCGCGACAAACCGCAATCAGCCGGGTTTCGCCCGTCATACACTCAGAAATATCAATATCACCGCTTACGGTGTCGTGCGGAGCATGCCGGATAACAGCGCCAATGCACGGTTTCTGATTCCACTGGGGATCACGCTCGTAAAACGCTTGCTCACCGAAACGGATAATCTCCACGTTGTACTTGTCGATCAGCGGGCCGCCCTGGCTCCAGTCGCTCGAATACCGGCATGGACACCCGCCACCAACGCCAAAAATAAGCCCGCCCGGAACTATCGCTACCTGAGCGCCTTCCAGGTGCGCCACAACCCAATCCAGCGCAGCGTCCTTCAAGTCCTTGGTGGCAACGTCCACCAGTACTGGCCCGAGATTCATGGCTTCACCGTCCCGCCAGCGGCCTCAATGAACAGGAATTCGACGCCAAATTCAGCTATGGCCAGCTCTGCGAGCCTGCGGGTGGCGGCAAAGTCTTGCTCTGTCACCTCACCAAAATAAAGAAGCGCCAAGGTGTACTTATGGCCCTCACTATCAGTGCAGTTACACAGCAGTCGGTTGATTCCAGGCTTGGCACTCTCCGAACTGAATGGCGGGGTCAGCTCTACCCAGGCCTGTGTCCCCGCTTCTCTGTAGAACGCAAATATACCGTTCGGTCGCACTGCCTCCGCGCCCTCTCTGGCCTTCTTGATTCGAAGCCACTTGTTCGCCGTGCTTAACACCCACAGACCATTGGCGCGCTGAATTCGTCCACCCTGGTACAGGCGCAGCGTAGCCATTTGAATCTGCTTAGCGGTGACGGTTCGGCCACGCTGGCATAGCTGAGCGAGAATTATGGAATTCGTGCCGCTCCCCGACTCGATAGCATGCAGAACGTCATACTGGATAGTTTTAGGCGTTTCGATAAATGGGTACTTCATTGCGCCACCAACTCAGCCGGCACTTCTACGGCATCGCCCAGCTTGGCCAGCACCACAGCACGACACACAGCAATGCGCTTCGTGGCACCAGTGGCTAACTCACCGTTATGCGCTATCGCAAAGTACTGCTTGCCCTCGGGTACAGCGTCCCAGCCTGCGATAGGCTCGCCACAGTCACCCATGCGCTTGATATGGGCGTCTACCAGTTCACCAGCTTGATTCCAGTCAGAAGTAGGCCAGAAGGGCTTGTACGGCAGAGCCCGATATGTGGCGTGCATTACGCATGGAGCCCCCTTAAAGACTCTTGGCTCAGGATCTAGGGAGATACCTACCGCTTTCGCTACAGCCCAATCCAGCGCCAGCCCTTCAAGGTTCGTCGTCTCTACAACAGCTGTCTTGATGGCCAAGGCTGAGCTTACGGCAGTTATCGGCTTCTTCATAAAGTCCCTGATCATGTCAGAACTGATGTCTTTCATTGAGTCTCTGCTCATTGCCCCCCCCCAACTTCCAGGGTCTTGCGGTAAGCCTCACCAGAGGCCACATCCTCAGCGGTCACGGTGTAAGCCTCAATGCTTTTGTTCAGGACGGTATAGAAATTCACGTCACAGGTGCGGTCTGCCCAAGCCTTAATCGGCTTCATTAAGCGCTCAAGCTCGGCTTCCTGCTCTTTGGAGGCATCGGGGAAGTTATCGGAAAACTCGCTGTTGTCGTCGTGTGCAGCGTTGGCCATGTGCTCAATCACTTCGCTAGCATCAGGCAGGAAGCTGCTGGCGCTACGACGGGATACCACCGCGCGTTGGATCACTGCACCCATAGGTAATTCGCGGTCGCTCACGAATGCAGCCAGCCCGTCGTCACACCAACGATCATCAGCCGGGCCCATGGCGTAACAATACTCGGTCGCCTGCTCAGCCTCTTTTGCGGACTTCTGAGCCATGATGGCGCCAGCAGCGTGCTGGACGTAGACCAACCTGCGCCAGATATGATCGGATGGTTTGGAGAATGTCGACTCCCACAGGTCGCTGGTGCGTAGCAGCTCTTCGCTTTCGCTCAGCAGATCAAAGGCCGGTACGATGTCGCGGCTGGTCCCCTCATCGAAACGCCCTACACGCTCAAGCAGAGAGGCCCACTCACCAAACGGCAAGTCCGCACCGTCTCCCTCTGCATCCTTCGCTTCCAGCCAGCCTATTAGGCTCTTGATATCCACTCCCCCTGGATATTCGACCTCTTCCTCATCCAGGGCATCATAAATACAGTCCCGTACGGTATCGAGGATCGCGCCCAGGTCTATCCACTCTTCTTTGCAGGATGCCGACAGCTTCCCGTGTAGGTTGTGGTAGCCGGTATTAGCGAGATACCCAAGGCCATAGCTAGCGTCGATATCGAAAGTCAGGTGCCCGATATCGCCAAACACCGCCGTGCCATAACGGGTCACACAGATATCGAACGCCAGATTGTGGCTGCCGGGCTTCTGGCAGCGCCAAAGCTCTACGCCGTTCGCATTGGCCAATTCGGTGTAAACGTGGTCTTTCAGCCATTCGGCTACATCGACTTCCAGCTTGATACGTTGTTCGTCATTCATGGTCGGGATTCCAGTTCGTGAAGTTAAACGTTATGCAGCCCAGCGCGTTCTGTATTGAACAATGTCCCGGACTGTCGATATCCCGCACCCATACAGCCGGGATAAGACGACATAGCCCCCACGCCCCGCGCTGTAGTCCGCACGCATAGCCTGTACCTGCTCGGTGGTCAGCTTGGCGCGCTGGTGACAGGCACCTACTCGGTGATTTGTGTGGTTGCGGGTAATCATTTCGGTAATGACTCAGCCCGTGGGCGCTTCTCTTTGATGCCGACACCATCCACAGGCGCCAGCGTCGTGCCGGCGAACTCGTGCATGGAGCCGCTCTGAAATTCGCTTGATACTTCAAAGGGCTCGATCTGGTGCCACGTCCAGCGCCCCTTAACGTCGCCTGTGAGCCATTCAGCCCAAGCCGGGGCATGGACCCATAGCGGCCGGGGTTTGACCTTGGAGCGTGGTTTGGCGTTGGCTGAGGTGGTTTTCTTCACAGCCTTACGCGGCAACAGCTTCGCCACCACCGGCAAACCCTGCGCAATGCTGTCAGCGCGCTCCCGCTCCCGAAGACCTTCCTCAAACCTGCGCGCTACAGTCGCGCCGCCCAAGTTGTCATGGGGGGATATGCCTCGACTGCAATGCGGACAGCTCGGCAGCATCGTTTTACTGCGCCAAACCGACTCGACCTTCTTGGCAGCCGTCAGGTGCAAGACTGCTGCGCGCTCTTCCTGCGCAGACGCCAGCGTGCGCTTTACCGTCTTCGCATGGCCCTCCCAAAAGCTCACGAGATAGCTGAGCGCCCAGTACGGGGATACTTGGACGTTACAGGCTCTACAGGTAACAACTTGGCCGGTATCGTCCAACTCTAATTGCTTGTGCTCACAACCTTCGCGAGCCCTGATATAACCCTGCTTTACCCTTGCAAGCCTAAGCTCGCCTATCTCTACGACATTATCTGTGTCCGACATACCCTTGTACCTGGCTGGCTATTCCTGACTTGGCGCCACTATACACACCCCACAAATATCAATACATCATTTTTATGTATTTATGAGAATGGAGCCCACAAAAAAGCCCCGCCACTAGATCCCAGTGCGAGGCTTTTTAGTATTCAGACTGTTCGGCCAGTGGATCAAAAAGACTCATCAGATCCTTGTCGCAACTCTTCGCGTTCTGCCTGCTCCGTGGCAAGCCGGGTGTTCAAGTTGGGGAGGTCAAACCGAAGGACCAGATTAGTAGATTCCTTGTCGCTAAAAACTCTCAGGATAGCGCGTCTTACGTCCTCCGGAGCGCCAGCTAAGATCGCATCGGAATCCCTAAAACCTGCGGCTGTAGGCACTTCAAGGTAGGTGTAACTAATATCGCCAGAGGCTAGCGCGGCACTCTCAAAAGCCCGGAACTGACTCAAATAGTCGGCTTCGTCTTTTGCCGTGACGTTAAGCGCCACCATGTCAATAAATGACTTCTCGTTACCCATCGAAATCATGTTGAATGACTTTGAAAGCGCCTCGGACAGCTTGGGGCTCATTTCAATCTTGTAGGGGGCTGTAAGCGCCATCTTGTCGAGGCGACCTTCCCAAAAGAAAAGGATAACCCCGAACTTCTCACCGATGAAGTCGAAGTTATCAGTGCACCGGGCCGTGTATTCAGCAGTCGAACAGTCGTAATAACCAGCCGAACGAGTGTACTTATCGATGGAAGTCCCGTTGGCGTAGTCCTTGAAAAGGCTCACGCCAGCAGATGCGCTTTGAATGCCGCCCAGCAGGCAAAGGCCAGCGGTAAGCGCAAGGGGGATCAGCTTTTTAGACATCAAAAGTGAATTCTCTTTCTGTTTGGTTTCCGTACGTCCCTACACGATACTATGAAAGAGATTTAGAGGCCTCAAGGCCCGTCTTTACACCTGGCGGCAAGACGGGCTTTAGGCTGTAGAGTTAAAGCGCCTTAACTCTATAACTACTTAGCGCTGCCATAGCCATCCGTAAGCGCCATCTGGATCCGTGAAATAAGCCCCTCTACGTCGTCACGATCCCACACAGCGAAAAGCTGACCAGCATCAAACAGGCCATCACGGTTCTGAGTATTGAAGTGCAGGGCGAAAGAAGTCCCTTCAAGCACGGCAGCTTCCTTTATGTCGATACACTCTTGCGAGTCGCTGCAATCAACCTCATCCGTCAGGCTCACATAACGGAAGTCTTTCAGTTCACCACGGATAGCGATTGAATCGCACTTGACCATCGGCTCCCGGATTATGCTCGGGTCGTACTTGGCGAATACAGTGCCCTCGGGCATGGCCAGGAACGTCTGGCGATCAACGATCCTCATGGCTTTACCCCCGAATAGGCCGTGTGGATCTTATCGGCCTGATCCTGAGAGACAACGACAACCGTTGGCGGCAGCCCTCGTTGCTTAATTGCCAGCAGTTCAGATAATGCCTGCTCGTTATGTTCCGCCAGCATAATAACCATCATTTCAAGAGCATCCTCGTAAAGGACGCCAGGCTCACGCTGCATATCCAAGCAACCCTTCACAATAGGATTGGTCAGCGCCAGGTACTTTATTTTCTCTTGTCGACTCTTTGGGGCTACTGCCCAGCGGGCAATTAGCTCATTGGGGTCAAGCTCAGTGGGTCGGAGCGCTTGACGCTCAGCCGCCTTAAATTCGTCCTTAGTGGCTTTCCGGGACGAAACCCACATGCCATCAGGATGCTTGAAGAACACCCAGCCGTAATGCCCGTTCTTCGGATCAATCATCACCGCGTGAGTGCCGTTTGCAGTAGGCACCATGCCCGGAATAGCTTCGTTCGTGTTCAAGACTTCACCTCTGGCGCTTTAACCTTGATATTCACCTTCTCGCAGGCCTGGACGAAAGCCGCCTGCAACTCTCTGACGATATGCGCCTGGTACCCGGCGAACGATGGAAGCTCTACGGTGCGTGGCTCTGGCGCTGTCTCTTGCGGCATAGGAACCCAGCCTACAGGCTCGCCACCGCCATTAATCGAGTAGGTTTTGTCGGTACCGCTCCACACCTTAAATTCGCCATCCGAAAACCAGTACTCTGCCCACGCGTGCCCGACCGGGCGGTATTCACCATGGCCAAACCCTCCTAATAAGGACGGGCGCGGATCGCGAACGTAATGAGTGACGATGTACTTCACCAATATGTGTGTGCCATCGCGCGGAGCCGTCTCCATAGGCCGCATTCCAGCCGGCTGGTCTTGGCACTGGGCAGCAGACACCAGATGGCGAAGCGTCTTCACCTCGTTGCAGCCGTTGTCGTGGCTATTCAGGTACCGGCCCGCACGACGTAGCGCGGTGTCGCTTGGCGGCGCGTCGCCTTCCTCGCCGGGCGTCTGGAACGGTGCCAGGGCTGCAAGGATCTTCGGTAGGCTGTGCGTCAGCAAGCGCATGTTGCAAACGTCATCGTTCAAGTCTGTGACGGCATCCAGCAGGTTCAATACCGGCTCAGATGGGCATCCGTAGCGGTCCAACTGATCGACGATATCGGTAAATCGTTCGTTGCTACTCATCGCTGTTACCTATGCGGCTGATCGACATAATGCCTACAGACCAAAGGTCGGCGCGCCGCTCTATTTCATGTTCCAACGCTTCGATTTCCTTCGCTGTCGGCTCTCCATTGAAGGTTTCGATGCAGCGCCCAGTCCCGCGCGCATGGGTATAGCCGATCAAGTAGGTTTGCTTAACCTGCTCAGTGATCGGTTTCGCGATAATAGCCCGCAGCTCGTTCTTATCCATCCATGTAACGCTACCCCATTGGGCGATACGCTCCAGCAACTCACGCGGCACACCGTCAATCGTTGTTATGGTCATTTCATCATCCTCGTCAGTCCGTGAGTATAGCGCCAAGACACTTTAACGCTTTGACTGTTAAACGCCAATTATCTGCGGGGCTCATCGCCAGTACTCCGTAGTCGCCTCACAAGATCCTAAATCTGCTCCCGCATATAACCCATGTTGGTTTGAGCAGCTATCAGCTCTGTCTCTAACTGGACATTACGAAAGCGGATTTTCTGGCAGATGTTAACCACGCGAACAACACTTGAGCGCTCCGGCTCATCGAAGCTATCCGCAACGTCCAACCTGTTCTCAAGCCGGACCAAGATGTCCGCAGGGATTTCAAACGCTTCGTCAGAAGTAAACCAGGACACAGCAGCCCCCTAACACTGTATAAAAACACAGGATGCAGAATTGTGAGGATCTTGCCTACCCAGCAGCCACGCCGACCTGATTAACGGCTCATGAGCGCGCCGGCGGTAACCATATTTCGCTTATCTCAGCGGGTTTTTGGTTATGTCTCCCTTAAATGGAGAACAACCAATGAGAGGCAGCTATGGCGACCAGAAGAATCAAGACAGCAGTACAGTGGATAGCTGAGCAAATTGCCCGAGAGGCCATTAGGACGCTCGGGCACAGGCTCTATGAGGCGCTGCGTGATGCATTGGGCTCATAACAACCTACATGCTCAGGAGCTGCCTTTACGGCTGCTTTGGGCTTGGTAGCAGACTCGGGCATATCTGGAGAGGTGATCGTCATCAGGAATTACGTTACTCATTCGCTACTCGCCTTCATTGGCAAGTTTGTTGAGGCGCTGGAAAGACGTGCCAGGGATTCCGTGCTGGCGCTCGCTTACAGCCTCAGCCGCTTGTACGGGCAACCCAAGGTAAACCGGAAGACAGAACAGGCTTTCCTCTACCCAAGCAATTGCACCAGTCTGCTGATCCTGAGCATCGCGGAAATGCTCATGTAGAAAGCCGACCGGCTGGAGCTGGATTTTAGCGCCCACACTATATGACTCAGCAAGTTCGGCGCGAAGGCTGGATATCAGGTTCTTTTGCCGCTCGATAACTTCGGCATGACGCTGCTCTAGGGCGTCATAACGATCACCGAGCTTGTTGAATTCTTCTCGCTTATCAGACAGCGATTCCCGTATCTCCGTCTCGCTCCGCTGTAGCTTTTCCATTGCACGGTTGAATGTGTTCGCGTCATCCTCGCGGTCAACTCTTAATTGAGCCTCACGGGTCAGTGCAGCGTCGTAATGCACCTCAGACACGTAATTCACATCGTGTTCTTTTCCGCCCGCGAAACGCAGTTCGGCTATTGACCAGCGTTTAATGGCGGTCATGTTAGGTAGTGCTATCGGATCTTTGGCAGGCGCGACGGCCACGGTAAGTGACTCCACCAGCGCATCGACCTTATTTACAGCACGGTCGTACTCGCCCTTTACAGCGCCCAGCTCGTCCCGCAGTACATTAACGGCGGCGTCATGATCAGAGCCCGATACATACTGGCCCTGAGGCGCAAAGTGTTCAGACGCTCGATTCATTGGGATCAGTGATTCACGGTCATAGACCGGATCGACTGTGTAGGTGTAGCGCCGTACTTCGCTCATAGGTGCAATCTCACTTTGATATCGTTGTACTGGTCAGCGCTGAGCTTGTTGCTGTTCAGGGCTTCACGTAGGAGCGTTTGCGCGGCTGACAGATGCTTCTTACTGCCAGCGCCGGCAAACCGCTCCACGATGCGCTCAAGCTCGCCACGGGATGCGAAGGTGATGCCGTTCGACTCCCATGGGAAAGCGCGGTTCGTGGAGGCGCCCATTAGTCCTTGGCTCGCTTGAGCTGGCTCACGAGCTGGGTAGGCAGGCCGCGTAGCGTCAGCGTACCGCCCGCCTCGTCATATTGGATTTTTGACCCAAGCATGTGGGCATCAAAGCTGATTGAAAGGCCGTCAGTGCGCCCAGTGAAGCGACGGAACTGGTTGATCGTGCGTTTATCTGCTGGAATTTCAGCCGACAGGCCGTAGTCCTTGTTGCGAATGTGATCAAAGAACGCACGCGGGTTTTCCTCATCGATCAGGCTTGAAAGCTCTTCAAGGCCCACAGGTTCGCCAATCTTGGTCTGGCTGGTGGCGTAATCGATCAGGGTCTTGGTGCGCTCACGGGCGGATTCTTCGGGCAGATCCTCGCTTTCAACAAAGTCACTGAACGCCTTGAGTAGCGTGCGCGTCTCACCAGCCCCGTCGATACCTTCCTGACACCCAATGAAGTCCCGAAAGTAATCCGTAGCCTTGCGCCCGTTCTTGCCCTTGATGAAGGAAATGTACTGCTTGGATTGCTTGTTGTTCTGCCACTCGGAAATATTGATTCGCGCGGCCAGGTGCAACTTGCTCAGGTCCAGGTGGCGCGACGGGGTAACGTCCAGGGTATCGGTGACGGTCACGCTATCGCTTTGATGCAGTAGGGCGATGGTCAAGTAATCCGTCATGCCCTGCTGATAGTGCGCAAACAGGACATGGCCACCTACCGAAAGGTTGGATTCTTCCATGAGCCTTGTCAGGTGCTCCACCGCCTCACGGCTGAATGCAGTGAAGTCGTCGGTACCGGCCAGGTACTTGGCCAGCCACCCGCTGAATGGAAATGCGCCAGACTCAGCATGGAAAAAACCCCACGCCTTGCCAGCCTTCGCGTTGTAGCTCTCGTTCAGTTCCCACAGCAGGTTTTCAGTAGCCGACGACTCTGGCAACTCGGTATCGCGGATATGCAAGATCGCTGGGGTGCCGTCTGGCTTCTTGTCGATCTGGTGCATGGTCATGTGGCGAACTGGCATGTTGAAGCTCCATTAAACGGCTGGCTATAGGTTGGCCAGCCGTATCGGTTTTAAATATTTGGGTTAGGCGCGGGCTGTTTTGGGCTGGGCACCGGCTTGGCGACGTAGGTACTCGACCGCCATCACTACCGGGAAAATTGCGAACAGCCCGCCGTCGCACATTTCGTCTTTGTATAAACGCATCGAGCACTCTTCTAGGTAGCTCCACCCGCCACGCTTTCCGTTGCCTACCTGGAACGCGTAAAAGGACAAGAAGCCGTCTTCGGTTAGGCGGAAATGCGTAATGTGGCGGGCGCTATCCAGCATCTGCTCAAGTCCCGGCAGGTGAGCCAGGGTCAGCTCTCCCGGAAGTGCTCGATCATCACCAATCAGAATCGGCGGCAAATGGCCTTGGGTTTCGCATTTCCAGCGAACCCATGTGTACGTTTTGACCGGGCCATTGTCGTTAGGGATATGGGCGCGCAGCTGCTGCTCTCGGCCACTTGGAGCCCGATGCTTTGGCTGTGTCGTAGCCGGCGGTTTCTTTGGGCGCGGCACCAGCTTTGCGGGGTCAATCGCTGAGGTGGCGGTAACCACCGGTTCAGGCTTTGGGTTAGGGGTTGGGTCGACCACCGGCGCTGACTCTTGAACCGGCGCTACTGCCTTCACTGGAATAGGCAGCGACTGCGGGCGGGGTTGGGGCTTCAATAGCTCTGGGCGCTCTTCAAGCTCAAACACGTCAGCCCCATCAGCGCTGTAAACCACTGAGCCAATGGTTCGGCCTAGGTCCTGCTGATCCTCTACCCATTGAACCAGCGCCAGCCCGCGCGCCAGCAATAGGTTTAGGCTTTTGTGGCCAACTTGGCTCAGCAGCAGGTTCACGCGCTCTTGGCTTGCGTCGGACATGCTGAACATGATGTCGTGGCGAACTGGTCCGCTTGGCTGGCTCATGATTCACCCTCACGGTATGCAGTCTTGAGGAAGTGATCCACGGCGAACGTCACCGAACCGATCTCTATGAAGCGCCCTCCTTCCACAATCAAAGGCTGGCAGCGCTTCAACAGGCGCTCAGCATGGCGAAGCCGCTCAGCTGTCTCGGCTGCCTGCCTTTCCTTCTCTTCGGAAGTGACAGGGAGAGGACGAACATGCTCCGAGTCGCCCCCCTTAAGAATCAGGCGGATCAGATTGCGGCGAGCGCCGGCGTCTGACTTCAAGCACGGCATTTCTGGGGATAAGGCATTGAGGTCGCTGTAAACACCTTCCAGCAGCTCGCGGGTAATCAGCAGGTAGCTAGCCATTGGCGCGCTCCCGGCCTTTGGCCTGCATTGCGTAATCATTCATGGGGTGAATCCTTTTCTCTGGCGGAGTAGAGGCATAATTACACAAAAGCGCTAATGTGTCATTAGTGTTTTGACGCTATAACGCTTTGTAGTTATCTCCGCGCTGTCTTGGCCTTCGCTGCGCCAACCCTCAAACGAAAACGGCAAAGCGTTTTGGCGCTCTGCCGTTAAAGAGTCGTTCACCGGTTTGGACAGCTAGGGCGCGTTGCTACCGCCGCACTTGGGACAGTCCTGGAAGCGCTGGGCGTCCGAGATAAAAACGCCACAGTGGTCGCAGCGGTCGCGCTGAGCCCGATACTTTGTGGGCTTGGCCAGCATAATCCCGGTACCGCGCAGTGCTTCCTTGTGCTTTACCTTGCCGCTGGCCACAACCTTACGCGCCAGCCCCTCAGCCATTGCCTTGGGGATCGCACGCACACCAGCCCCGCCGGAACTACCAACCGACTGAGCTACCGACCCATCATGCTCAGCAGCCTCTGTAAGGTCGTCGCTGTGCTTGCCGTCCATGGTCAGCCATACCAGATCGTTACCGTTCCAGGCTCCATCGACATACAGATACACCGGCTCAGTTCCATCCAACCGCGCATCCACTTTATCCAGCTCCACGTTCTGGCAATCCACCGCCAGTGTGTGACGATCCATCAGGTACGCCAGCGGCCAAGGCAGGTCAGACTCCCGACTTTCGTTATGGCTGGTCGCCTGCTCTTTGGTGTAGCGCTGAGCCGCGTCCAGGTTCGTCGTGTAACCAGCGGCATGCGATGCCCAAAACATCAGGCGGTCACCGGTATTGCTCCGGCTGTCTTGCAATACAAACTCACTCACAGAAAGCTCCCTTGCGTTCCCATTGGTGCCTGGCCAATCGCGGCCAATTGTTCGCCGGCAGTCCCCACTCCATGACTGACCTGGGCCTTGCGCCCAGCTTCCGTCCCATGGAGTGCGTCCAGACCACTGATCTTCATCCTGCGCATGGATGCACTCGGTGTCGGACCTTTGCCATCGGTGAGGTTTGAGATATAGGCCTTTATCAGCTCGTCGCTCTTGCTCTTGATCGCTATCAGCGAGCGGGTATTGCTCTCGCTTTGCTCAGGATCGTCTTCACCCGTAGGCACGAGTGCTTGAAGCTTTTTTTCTACCTGCTGCACCCAGTAGATAGCGAAATGCCCGCCGCGAGCCTTGGCGCTTACGCCGGTGCTAGGAATCTCTCGGCGGTTGATCGCGCCCACATATGCTTTGCGAGCGGCAACGCATTGGCGGTGCAGGGTGTCATAGGCGTAGCGCGCTATTTCCGGCGCCGGTGCCACGCCGATGAATACAGCGGTTTCTACGCGACACAGCTTGGTGCTACTCCAGCTAATGCTCGTGAGCGTTTCACAGTCGAAAACCATAGCCACTACAGATGAAAGTAAGCGCTCCCACTGTTCACGCTTGGTTTTTTCCTTATCGCTCTTGGACATACCGACATCGCTCAGATTCACCTGTGTCTCAGTCAGGCGATACTTGGACATCAGCGCTTGCGCCTGGCGCATCGCAGTAGCTGCCTCGTGTTCGTTGGAGCTGGTCGACAGCGCCAGGCAGTGCTTGATCTTGCGAATAACGCGCTCAAGCTCGGTTGGATCGATGTCAGACATGCTCAGCCCCTTGCGGCAGTAGGTCGTTTGGCACTTCAAAGAACTGGAGACGGCCACGGTACGGAATAAACGGAATAGGCTTAGGATCACGCAGCACAAATCCCTTCCGGCCCATGTACCAGGGGGAATCGTGACTGTTCACACTGTCGACCAGCTCTACTGAACCAATGACCCCCATTCGTTCCAGATCCTCGAAACGCGGGACACTCATCACGCCAATGGATCGTGCATAACGATAGGCGAATGCGTATTCATCCTTTGTCATGCCTTTCGAAGCATGCACCAGGAAGCGCCCCCGGTGCTTTGTGTGCCAGGTGCGGTTTTCGATGTCCTTGCCGCCGTGGATGATCAGCCAAGCCCAAGGTTGCTTAATGCTGAGGGCTTTCATGGCTTCACCCGATCAGCGCTGGGTGTAGGCATGTAGGAACCGCTTGGGCCGCGCCACACGCCATGTCGATCTACGGTGCAGGTACGCCAACTGCCAGCAACGCCGTACTGGGGAGCAAACCAAACTTGATGAGAAGTCATTCCCGCACACCAGCACCGGCAGGCTCTGCCTTTGAAGTCAGATAGGCCAGAGCGCTTCGGAACTGATCGACATACTGCTCTTGCGTGCTACCCCAGCAGTTCATCAAACATTCATCGTCGGGCTCGCTGCCTGCATCCTCGGGTTCATCACTGGGATCACCCGGCACCATGAAAAACTCGCGCTCGATGGCGTGTAGGTAGTCAGAAAATCGCTTTATGTTCTTGAAGTTCTCGATAAGAACCGAAACATCGTGGCTGTAGTCCAGGCCGATTACGTCATAAACCCTCTGTAATGCGGCATTGGCGCCGCTGAGTACCGGGGCTTTACGATAAAGCGGGCCTTGAGCTTCAATCCATTGCTGAACCTCGCCACCTGACCACATTTTTCGCAGCATCGTAGGGAATTGCAGATCTGCCGGGGCCCCTTGGTTCAAGCTCGTTATCAGCAAGTCTCGCTTAAGTCGAACCTGAGCCACGATGTCGCAAAGACTGGCCTGCTTTGCGGCGCCAGCCTCACCATTCAGCAGCACGTCCAGTTCACGTACCAGACGGTTATGGTCCATCTGCACGGCGGCTACATCAGACATCACCACCCCTGCCAGCGCAGGCTGCTCGACTTGCGGCGGCGCTAGATATACCTCGGCGCTACCGTATTCATCACAGAGGTCGTTAGCTTCCGGGATTGCATGCAACATCATCCCCGCAAACTCCATCTGTGCTATTCCTCCTTCCAGAAGCCATTCCAGGCGTAAGCCTCCATCGCCGTTGTCGCGCGTGACGGCTACCGCCTCAATCGTTACCGGCTCGCCCTGGTGCTGGGCGGCTGGCAGCTTTCTATCGTCAGGTACTGGCGGGTAGCCAGGGAATGGAACTGGCTTATCGAGAAGGGCGCGTAGCTCAACAAGTGCGGCGTCTATCTGCGCATCACGTGATTTGCTCAGCTCGCAGGACTGGCGTATTTCCGTCAGCGGCCGCTCAACGCTCAACATCGGTTTATTAGTCATGGCTTGATTCCGTAGATGTCTTTGAGGGGTTCGCAGTGCTGGCGGCAAAGCCATACAACGGGATCCAGCTTGTGAAACGGCACCTGAAACCCCGTACCAGCCCGCAACGCTGACTCGTCGGCCATATCCTTGTAGCGGTGTGTGACCATCGCCCAGCCTGCTAAAAGGGTCTTGCACAGGCTGTCGAAATAGCTGTCCGACACCACTGGTGCATCGAGCTTGTAGTAGCGAATGCTGTGCTCCAGGTACTCGCCATATACCGCATTGAGCGCCCGGCTTTCGGCGCTGGCGACCGGGGCTACAGCTACCGACTTCGGCGCCTTTGCTGGCATAGCAAACATGTCTGGTTGTACTTCGGTGCGGTTACTCATTGCCGGCACCAGACGCTAAGGCGTTATGACGCTTTAGAGTTTCGGCGCTTTTCGATCTGTGTGCAGCAGCGGCGGCACGCTCACTCATCGACGGAGGGCCGAAAGAAGACGCCAGCTCAGCGGTGCGTACCTGGCGCCGCCTGCTGCATAGGTCATGATTGCCTTTGCTGCGAGCGTTCCCACACTCATCACACATGGATTTCATGGAGATGTGGCCAAACTGTTTGGGGCCTCGGTGAATGCTCATGCTGCACACTCCAGCCGTGACGCCACGTTGATAATAGGTAGCCGCTGTGCCGCCTCACGACACAAGCGCATATGTTCGGGTGGATAGCCCCAAATGTTGCCGCCACCTATCTGGCAATCAATCCCGATATAGGCCGGGTCAATCCGCTCACCACGTATCACGTAGTTGCGCATCTGCAACACCAGATCGCGCAGCGTGCCTCCATGGCTAAACCCCCTCCATTTACCAACGGCCTTAGCGACGATCATGGTCCCGCTCTCATCATGCAGAACTACACACTGCTCAAAGCTAAGACGCGCCACGCGGTCATTTTTGCGGGAGTAGAAAAAGCACCGGCCATAGCTGGAAATGACCTCTATCAGCCGGTTGGCATACTCACAGCGCAACATCTTGGCGAACCGAGTTTTTCCATAATCTACCGCGCCCTCAGCCAGCATGACGGCTACCAGCTTTTCGCACAGCTCTACATGGGCAGCTTCCAGATCACTATTCCCGGTACTGCTGATAAGCAGTTCGGCAACTGTGCATGTCGGCAAGTGCTTGGCGATTAGGCGCATCTGGTCAGTAGCAGTGCAAAGGCGCGCATCGAACTCAAAGCGAGGGCTTCCAATCATGGCGCCAGCCCAATCAGGCTTTCCGATGGGCTGAGATAGGGATTTATCAGTCATATCAGTGAACCTCTAGATAGATTGAGCGCCCCGCATAGGGCTCCAGGCGCTTGGCGATCATTGCGGCTACCTGAACAAGACCAGCACGAGCGCTTACAGGCGCCTTACCAATAACGCTATTCCCCTCAAGCGATTCGACCAGCAGCGCAATAGTGGTATCGCTTGGGGTGATTGCTTTCCCTGATTGCAGATCCTCAGTCAGGGCGCGGGCGGTATCTGCCCAGCTTTCCAGATCAAAGTTGGCGGGAGGGTTGAAGTCGTACAGGTCGGCCAGAATTTCAGGGCAGGCTAGAAAGCGCATGCGGTGCGCTAAAAGATCCGCTGACATCCGGCTGAACATTAGTGGGAGCGAAGGCATTGGGTTTTTCTCTGGCGATTTGGTGAAGACGCAAGATTATCACCGCGACCTGAATTACATAAGCAATATATTGAATAAAACTTATGTATTCAGTACGGGGATAGAAAACTATCCCCGTACAATACAAATCAAAATCCCGCGAACACAGGGAATGTTTCTTTACCTGCTAGGCCAGGCCCGAGTGGCCAAAACCAGCAACTCCGCGATCTGAATCAGTGGTGAACGCTTCCACCTCGACCATTTCAGAGCTGTAAAACGAGGGCGATACACGAGTAATAATCACCAGCTGTGCAATTCTATCCCCCGCCACAAACGATACTGCCTCGTCACCGTGGTTGATCAAGATAACCTTGGCCTCACCTTGGTAGCCCCCGTCGATCAGCCCGGCCATTGTGTCGATACCGTGCTTTTCCGCGAGCCCACTACGCGGCCAGACTTGTGCGCCCTGTTCAGCCAGGAACTCATAGGCGAAGCCAGTAGGGATCGTTACGCGCTTTCCAGGCTCCAGCGTCACCGGGATAGTCGTGCGCAGGTCATAACCGAAGTCTCGGGCCTTCGTGCGCTCAGGGATTGGCAGGCTGTGGGAGCCGATACGCTTAATGTTCATTGGTCTGTGCCCTTGTTCGTGTGGCCCGCCCGGTGCGAGCCATTGAGTGGCTTCTGCCCCTTCGTGAGCGGCCAGAAGATGATTTTTTTACACTCGCTACAGCGCTTTTGGCTGAGCGATTCCAGCTTGATCAGGTTGGTACTTCCACATCGGCAAGTCTTGGTGCTCATCAGGCCGCATCCTCGCTGTATTGTTTGCTTTCGCGCCACTTGGCCAGCAGCGCATGCACGCCGTCCGGTACAGCACGCCCCGAGGTTTCAACCATCTGCACGCACATCTCTACCAGCTCAATTTCTCGCCCGTATTCCGCGATAAATATGGATTTGTTGCCGTGTACCGCCAGCATGTCAGGCCGGGGGCCATACCCTTGCTGGTGGTGGCCAGCACACAGAGGCAGAACATAGAAATGGGCGTGGGGCTTAGTGCGGCCATCACAGTGGTGAATCGAAACGTGGGCCTGCTCGGAAAAGTCCCGATGGTGTCCGTCCAACATGCAGCAGATGCAGCCGCAAATATCCGCTATGTCGTTGAACCATTGGTTTTGGGCTTTGGTTGGGTTTTTACCGGAATGGCGCATGGTTGTTTTCTCTCTGGCGATTGAGTGTTTGGTATTACGGGTTGATCACTTGGCCGACGCGCTGCGAATCCCTTTAAGGACGCTCAGGGCTGCGGCGCCAGCAGATGCTGGCGCCGGTACGGATTTTCTGGTTTCGCTTGGCTGTGGCACTGAGGCGCTGGCGCGTTCCGCTTCTCGCACGGCCTCAGATGCCTTGTCCGCTCGCTTTTTGCTTTGCTGGGAGAGAACTGCCTTCGCCTTGTAGGCTTCGCAGTGCTTCAAAAAGATGGTTACCGGGTGGAACTTGTCGACAACGGACAGGGCCTTCTCATGCTTTACGTAGTGAGTCACTGCGGCGGGTGTTGCACCCTGGATTCGAACAACAGCCTTGCCCATAAGCCCGGCTACGGTGGAGTTGTAGGTGGGCCATTGCTTGTACTGCTCGTGAAAGGCCAAGGCATAAGCCCGCCAGGCAGCAAAGATTGTGCTGCCTGGATTGCTTGGGTATTCGTTCGGGTAATCAGGGGGCAGTGTCGTGTCGATATCAGCGCCCTGATCCTGCTCCGGTTTTGCTGCCGGGGGGGGAGTGATAGGTTTTAATGCTTTTTCAGTACTAATTGAACTTTCAGTACTAGTTAAAGCTCCCGGTTTTGCCGTGCCCGGTGGGGCCGTTTCCGGCAAACCCGGAACCGGTGGTGGTGTTTTTACCGTTTCCGGCAAATCCGTAAACGGTTGGTCTGGTCCGCTAATAAGACTTGCGGTATATGCCGCAGCGGCCTCTAAATCAGGCTCTTCGGATACTTCATAGCTAACCCCCTTGAACTCGCCGCCTACCCGCTTAAACGCGCTGTAGACGTACCCTGCCATGCGCAGCTCTTTGAGGATCGCGTACACCTTGTCTCGCCCTGCGGCCTTGCCCAGACAGTTCTTGGTTTGATCTATGAGCCGCTTTACGTTTGCATTCCAGTTGTCTGGCTTTTGCAGCAGGTAGACCAGCAGGCCACGTGCCTCCCATGACAACCGATCGTCTTCGATGGTGGCTGTAGGCAAGACGTAATATTGAGTTTTCCGTGCGGCGCGAATGATGCTCATCGAGCACCCCCTAATAATTGGATGCTGATGGCAAGACGAATTTCGGACACAAACGGGCGCTGAGGATCGCAGTCAAAAGACCGGCTCAGCGAAGCTCCGTTAGGGAATTCTGGAAGGATGCAGAAAAGTTTGCATATCCCGAGCCTGTGATATACTCGGGACGTCAACAAAGTAGATCCCCTTGTCGCCATCTACCGATAGCACAGGGCAAGCATGGAATGCTTCTGGATTGGTAAGGTTGTTGTTTCATCTGCTACGTCAAAAAGAACCTATTGCCTTGGTCGGGATGCGGTTCTTTTTTTTCGTCTCCTGTTTGGTGGGAGGTAGGCGGATCACCTCAAAGCGGTGTGCTATATACCATAGCTCTCATCAGACCGTCTAACATTCAAGACTCCCTATACATTTTTGATTCTTATTGCTTTGTCTTCTCCTGGTCCGTCACAGGCCCACTCTTTTTAGGCCGAAGCGCCGCTATTACTTGCTGGTATAGCACTTTCGAAACACCTCGCTGACCGCTTGGCGAATCCATGATTTGGGCGATCTTCTTTTTGCTGCGCCCTGCCCATTCTGGATCCAGGTCGTACTTGGCCAGCTTGCGAACCAAACGAGTGCCCCGCGCCAATGATGCGCGCAACTCACGCTCAGGTAGCGGCTGATCGAAGTAGCCAAACGGGACGCCGATCACGTATTCCAAGCGCCTAGCCAGCTTTTCGGTAATCCCCGCCCGGCCATTACACGCCACGCTGACCTGATTCGACAAAATGTGCAGCTCCTTCTCTGGCAGGTGCCGGAACAGATCGAGACGCACCCCCTCGGCTTTAAGGTCGACGTACAAATAAAACCGTCGCTGCCTTTCCTGATAGCTGGCTTGCACGGCCTCTTCGTCAGTGCACGCCCCCTCAAACACTTCCAAATTCATTGTCGCTACAGCCTTAATTCTGTTGGGTATGTACAGATACTAAACCATGAATACATAAAAGCGCTGTTTTAAATGCTTATAACCCATTATCGTATGTCCAGAGCGGTGGGTTTTTCGTACCATCCGTGTATAGGGATTGTTAAGGAGAGGTCTTTTATGGCTCGCGGAGTCAACAAAGTGATACTGGTTGGTACGTGCGGGCAAGACCCAGAGGTCCGCTACCTACCCAACGGAAATGCAGTCACCAATCTGAGCCTGGCAACCAGCGAGCAGTGGACCGATAAGCAGACCGGCCAGAAAGTTGAGAAGACGGAATGGCACCGGGTAAGCATGTTCGGCAAGGTTGCTGAAATCGCCGGTGAGTACCTGCGTAAGGGCTCTCAGGTCTATATCGAGGGCAAGCTACAAACCCGCGAGTGGGAGAAGGACGGTATCAAGCGCTACACCACTGAAATCGTCGTGGATATGCAAGGCACCATGCAGCTGCTGGGGGGCCGTCCACAGGGCGAACAGCAATCCCAGCAACAACAGCGGCCAGAACGCCAACCGCCAGCGCAGCGCCAGCAACAGCCGCAACAGCAACAGCAGAATCAGCAGCGCGCAGCAGGCCATCAAGGCGGTGCAGGGCCTGACTTTGACTCGTTCGACGACAACATACCATTTGCCCCTGTGCACCACCTGCAAGGCGCCTAACTCAACGTGGGCCACCTGGCCCGCGCTTACCTTTACATCTAAGGACACTCATGTTTTTCAAGAATCTGCTGGTCTACCGCCTCACCCAGCCTCTAACCGTTGATGCTGCGGCGCTGCAATTAGCGCTGGCTACCAAACCGGCTCGCGAGCCTGGCTCTCAAGAGCTGGGCACCTACGGGTTTATCGCGCCCTATGGCAAAGGTGAAGAGGCGCCGCTGGTATACGAGAGCAATGGCTACCTGCTGATTGCTACCCGCAAGGCTAACCGTCAGTTGCCTGGATCTGTGGTGCGTGAAGCTGTGGCTGCCAAGGTCGAAGTAATCGAGGCCGAGCAGATGCGCAAGGTCTACAAAAAAGAGCGCGACCAGATCAAGGACGAAATCATTCAGGCGCTTTTGCCGCATGCCTTTGTGCGCAACTCCCGCACCTTCGCCGCAATTGACCTCAAAGCGGGGTTGATTCTCGTCAATACGTCCAGCGCGAATACCGCCGAGGACTTGCTGTCGACCCTGCGCGAGGTTATCGGCACGCTGCCAGTGCGCCCGCTGGCAGTAAAGGTTGCCCCGAGCGCCAGCATGACGGACTGGGTAAAAACTGAGAAAGCACCGGAAGGCTTCTTTCTGCTCGACAGCGCTCAACTACGCGATACCCACGAGGACGGCGGGACCATCATCGCGCGCGGGCAGGATCTGACCAGCGACGAAATCAAGCTGCACCTGAGCACGGGGAAGGTCATCACCCAGCTGTCCATGGCCTACCAGGACAAGCTGTCATTTGTGCTCAACGACAAGCTGACTATCAGCCGCCTGCGCTTTGAAAGCGTCTTGACCGATCAGGCGAACGCGGATGGGGGAGATGAGGCGGACGGCCAGTTTGCATCGAGCTTTGTGCTGATGATGCTGACCCTGCATGCGTTCTTTGGCGGGCTGGTTGACGCGCTGGGAGGCGAGGAAGTCCCTCAATCGATTTAACCCAAACAGTAGACGAAAAAAAGCCACGCAGGCCCTAGAGCTTGCGCGGCTTTTTCCCACTTTAATCGCCAGAGAAAAGTGGCCGCATTATTCAGCGTCCGCACTCGATAAGCAAGGAACCTACCCGCCATGCGCTTAGTGTTTAACGGTAAACACACCGTAACCCAAGGCAAAGCTCCTAAAAAGCGCCTCAAGTGGACTGGTACAGTCACGGTTAGCGGTCCAACAGGCGCTGCCATTGAGGTGCCATGGCAAACCCATAACGGCCAACCACTCACCTATGCCGAAGCCAAAGATGCCATTTGGCGGGCCTGCCGCAAGTCCGAAGAGGCCTATTTTGAGGCCTACAACAGCCAAGCGGATCACGTCACCTTCATGCTCGAATGCCGATGAACTACTTAACCCGCGCTAATGATGGAAGTACCGATTTTTCATTAAAAAAAATGGTTTTTTCGACTGAAATTAGCGCCAAAGTTCAAAGCGGGGCGGCGAGCCTGGTTATCGTCCCTGTTGATCCTCAGCCGGTAATTAACCATCAGGAACTTGCCGCTGTAGGCCTGAGTATCGACGATGCGCCGGCCCTGATGCGCGCTGTCCGGATCGCTTTTCAAGTCGGGCTTATCGGGCGTGAAATCGTACCGATCCAAAATGGCCACGCTTTCGAACTGCTGCAAGAGCTGCCACTGCAAAAGCTGGCGCGATTCGGTACCGGGCGCGTCAAAAGCATAGGCATAACCCGCTTTGCCGATATTTGCATGCACGATTTGATAGCGTGCGGTTATACGACCTTGGTTGAATTCCAAAGCTACTGGGCAAGCTGCCTTCCAAATACGCCAGCAGAAACCAACCCGTGGTGCTGGCTAATTCACTTTGAATTCAAGGGGTAACATATGCTTTCAATTGCCATATTCGCTCTGTGCATTGCACTGACGTTTGTATACCGGGCGCTCAACCCTGTTCTTCATCAAGAGCCCAAGCTGGCTAAGCGTTTCCGCGTTGGTGTCGGCGCCATCATCATGGGTTTGAGCGTGACTGTAGGCTACCTATTCCCTGTCGAGATTGGCCGAGCGCTGAATCACCAGCAGCAGTACCAATCTCAGCTCCAGAGTGAAAAAACTGAACGCCGAATGGCATCAGAACAGAGGCACGCCGCCCGCATGATTGAGATTTTTGGCAGTTCTGAAAAATACTTAGCATACATTTCAGGCCAAAAACGCTAAAAAACGCCTTTCTGAAACGACCGTTTATCTGAAACGCCCCCTCCCCTCGACATAACCGCACCGCCCTGCACGTCGACCTTTGAAGGTCGTATGTGGGGACGAGTGTGGGTTTGATCACACCTCAAAACCTCAAAACGCCAGCCCGCCTAGGGTTTACGGCTGTCTGATCGGGGATACCATATCCCCAGTACTTCCGGCACTATCCGCGCCGTTTTGAGTCCTACACCCAACCAAATTTCAAACTGTCTAGCTCCAAAAGGCCGTGTCTTTCTCTAAATAAGCACTTTTACGGCCTCAATTTACAAATCGCGCATAAAAGGTAATACACAATATGGCTCTCACTCAGAAGGCTGTTCAGAACATCACTGTCCCTGCTACATACCAAGATAAGAATGGCTTAGCGTTACGAGTAACAAAGACCGGCTCTAAATCCTGGATCTTTCGATACCAGAAAGATGGGCGCCGTCACGATGCGGGACTGGGATCGTTCCCGCTCGTGTCGCTGGCGGATGCTCGCGCCGCCTGCTTAGAAATGCGGGTTCAAATCAACAGCGGAATTGATCCGCTGATTGAAAAACACCAGAAAACTAAGCAAACAATTACGTTTCAAGATGAAGCTCTTGAAAGGATTGAACGCTACAAACACGACTGGTCGGCAAAGCACGCAGCGCAGTGGTTCAGCTCGCTACGCGACCATGTATTCCCAAAAATTGGCTTGATGCCGGTAAGCGAAGTAGATACTGACGCGGTTATGTCAGTACTAGAGCCTATTTGGCGTGAATTGCCAGAGTCGGCCAGGCGTGTACGGAACCGCATAGAGCTGGTGCTCGACTTCGCAAAGACACGCGGTCACCGCACCGGGGATAACCCGGCCCGCTGGCGTGGACATCTGCAAAACATCCTGTCGAGGACAACGCCAGAAACGACACACCTTGAATCTATGCCCTACTCGCGGCTGCCAGGATTTATGGAGAAATTGGAGGGTGATATCACTCGCCCTGCACGATGCCTACAATTCGTAATATTGACAGCTTGTCGTAGCGGCGAAGCAATGGGTGCTGAATGGGATGAAATCGACTTTGAAACCAAGACGTGGAACATCCCTGCCGAACGCATGAAAAACCGGCTGCCCCATCAGATCCCTTTGAGTGATGCGGCAATGAATATCCTAAAGGATGTTCATACACGGGGGAAAAGCCACCTCATTTTCCCGAACCGCACGCTTAAAGGAATCATGGCAAACAACTCACTGCGGCGCGTCCTGATCCGCTATGGGGAAACTGCTACTCCCCACGGTTTTCGTACCACATTCCGCATGTGGGCGGCTGAGAAAACTAAGTTCCCTGATGAGCTTTGTGAAGTGGCCCTATCGCACTCGGTGGGCAATGCTACTACTCGGGCATACAACCGTGGGAACCTGCTAGAGCGCCGGCGTCCAATGATGGAACGTTGGGCAAAGTTCGCTATGGAGCGTGCTACTCCGCCGAAACGAATTGAAAAGCATAAATCTCCTGACAATCCGAAGGGCACTCATGAATAAAAAAGGCCGGAGGTTTTAATCTCCGACCTCTATTTTTTACCTACATTTCAGGTAGGGAAAATTAGCATGGGTGCTCATTGGCAGGCTGTAACCGCTGCCAGTAGCTTGATTTCGTAGGCTTGATGCTGGAGACGCTCAGCCAGTAAGGCCCGCACCTTTACCTCAAGAGGGTCAGTCTTTTTCAAGATGTCGGTTGCGAAGGCAGGCACCTCAACGCTTTTCGTTCGGCATGGGACCAGTACCGGTACTTCGACGCGAACGGTACGGACTTCGGGTGGTTGTACGGCGCATCCCGCCAGGGCCAGCAAGGCCAGCCCACCAAAAAGTTGAGCTTTCATAGACCAAGCTCCAGGTCAATTACAGTCGTGGCCGCTGCACACTCGTCGCCACCGATCCGCTCAGTCAGTACGCGGATTGCATTGCTTTCATAGGGCTGGGCCTTAGTGCTGGCTTCTTCCTGTGCCTTTTTTGCGGCTTGCTCGCGGGCATCACCCTGGCGCCTCAGCTCGCCTAGCTGTTGGCCCTGCTCTGTGGTCAGAGCTACACAGCTGTCACGCTCGCCTGTGACTGTGGCGAGGCTCCTATTTGCAGTATCGAGTTGAGGCCGGTAGTTACTATTAGACAGCCACATTCCGCCGCCGGCGCCAATGAGCAATAGAAGGACCGCTACCAGAATGTTATCCGTGAGGCTCATAGGCATTCTTCCTTCCAGCACGGTAGATCAACCGTCTGACCGGCCAGCGCATGTGTACAGTCCCCTAGGAACTGGATGCGCCCACCAGTCACGAACGAATGACAGACCTTCTTTACGTCCTTGGAAGCGTCATCAAACTCACTCGGTTTGTCACTCGGCTCACTCCATGTCACCAGCACCGAGGGGGTGAAGGTAGGCTTATCAGCATCCCCATCCCAGCCCCATCGTGGTCCGGCGCCAGGCCCGTGATTTATACCGTGGACAGTGGCACAGCCAGGGCACTCAAAAAACAGACTCCCCTCTGAGCCAGTGGCCAGGACTCGGGATAACCGGCGCCAGCCGCTCACGGCACGTCCTTGAAAAAGACATGGTGACCGAGTTTAAGCGTCTGCTTTGCCTTCGCCGCCCAAGCTGGTGGCTTCGGCATGGTGGTCGCGTAGTAGTGGGTCGCGCCATTGGTTGGGTCGGGGATTGAACCATTCACCACTGAGGTGGCCACCGCCAGCGCCTTCTTGTACTCGCCAGCCGGGATAGGCTTCGCACCGCGTAAAAAAGGGGAATTTGGATCGTTGGAATTCCAGCAGCTGAACTGCCAAGGCTTTTGGCAGACGCCTGCATAGCCTTCACCCCACCATGACTTGACCTTGCCATCGAACACGCGGTTACGGATGGTCCAGGCGCACGCTTCCATTCCGGCCTGGCTCTCGCCACGGGCCTCGCCCCAAAGTGTGCGGGCAAGAATATCGATGTCCGCCGCGCTGGCTGAACTTTTCAGATTAGGCTGCATCGGGTTCTTCCCCTTGGATGGTCTTGCTGAGGTAGTGAAGGCCGAGGTTTGCGGCCTTGGCGACGGCGGAAAGTACCCCGTAGATAACGGGATCAAAAGGCGGGTTGTCGCTATACAGAGCCATAATCCCAACAAGCGAATCGAGCAGCAGGCCCACAGCGACGATTTTTGTGTTGTGCGGCTTTAACTTCTTGCGCAGTAAGTCTTTGAGGGCAGCCGGCGCTGAGGCCTTATTTGCGCTCATTGGTACGATCCTTTTCGAGCTGCTCTACCTTGAATTCAAGGCGCGAAGTTCGCTTCTCTCCAGATGCCTGCTGGAGTCGGAGTTCGCCCGTATTTACCTCAAGCTGGCGGACATCACGCTGCACAAGGGCCATATCTCGCGAGCTTTGGTTCACTGTGTTTTGGATATTGTCGAGCTTTGTCGTGATGCTACTGCCAATACCAATCAGCAATGCCCCCGCTGCCGTCTGAATCAATCCAAGCCCCAGCTTGGCCAGCGGCGTATCCATAAATCGCTGTGCATCAGCGGCCATATCGTTGCCCCATAAACCCATGGTTATTTCCCGATATTGTCTATGGCTATGCGCCAGCCTTCCGTGGCTGGTTTGCGCGGTTCAGACGCCTTTCTTGGCGATGATTTGCGCCACGTTGCCCAGTGATTTAATGATCGCGTCCAGGCGGTTAAGCTCGGCTTGGACCACCTTGTTTTCGTTTTCTCGCCCGCTCTTCCAGTTGCTGAAAGGCTTGCTTTCGAACAGCTTGCTTACACGGCTACCGGTGAGTTTCCCGGCCTGTGCCAAGTCCTGCCCGAAGTACAGCGCCAGCTCAGCACGAACAGCGTTATACGACTCCCATAACTGCACGCGCCCCGATGCTGATGCAGGAACGGGAAGGAAAAATGGCCGGTGCTAACTCTGGCTCCCCCTCTGCGCGCACGGAAACAGGGTGGGCCACAACGCCGTGGACGCAGGTAACTGCATGCACCAGGTGCGCGCCGCTATCACGGACGCTTTCATAGGCATGGAACAGCTTTACGAACTCGGACGCGGGCAGCTTGCGGTGGTTGGCAATGCGCTTCACAAGCCACGCCTCATAACTGGCATCGTCGACGTAGGGCTCTGGCTCTTCATTAGCGCCACGCACGCACGCCGCTATGGTTGCGCACCACCAGCTAAAATCGGTCGGCTTGTAGGTTCCGCCAGCGATCAAGGTTTCGATGATTTCAGCCTGATAGCCCAGCAGCGGCGTATACAGCGCATCGTTACCATCAAAACTGAATGGTATGTCGCCCACGTAATCGTGGTCCTGAGCATTGATCAGGAAGTCGCTAAAGTTCCCACCGCCCACGGGGAAGTCCGGGCCGTCATCACGGGTGGCTGCCATGTAGTTGGCCACCACATAAATTCGCTCATTGATCGACCAGAAGCGTGGATCAGCTACTGCATTGGGACGATCCACCGGCTTACAGACTCGGCGCAGCAGCTCGCTGACCGTGCGCTGCTCGTAGACAGCCGGGATTTCGCACAGCTTCTCCACGTCCTCAATGAGCATTTCGGACATTTCAACCGATATACGGCGTGTATTTATGGGGTTGATGTACTTCATAGCGTTCCAAAGGAGTCGTATTGGGTGAATGACAGGTTGAGTGCGGCGAACTCGTCTGTACTGCGCGAAAGATTGACCTCGCACGACACGGGCAGCAGCACCCAGCTTTTGGAATAACCCCGGCCTTCCTCTACGGCGCCATGGGTCACTGTGATGGTGTTGGCGTATTCAGACGGCAAGCCAAAGGTGCCGTCTGGATGCGCTGCAAGCATGGCCAGTCGGTCAAACCAAGTTTTGATTTCCCCGCCCACGTCGTAGCAGACGATGCGCAGCTCTATCGGGTCGGCCCCCGTAGGGGCTTGAGTGAAGCCCGAACCAATTTTTACCGGTTCATACCCAAGCTGGACGCTGTTAAAAGACACCTCTGTAGCCAGCAGATTGACGCGGGGAGCCGACAACTTGCCCACCGGATCGACGCCGATATGCCATAGATTCGTGCGCTCACGCCGGACGCTGGATGCCTCTTCGTACATTTGGAGCTGCTTGGCCCAAGACACCCCAGCCAGGATTGTGTTTCCGCCTTCGGAAAACACACTTGTGCGACCAAAAATTGTATCGAGCAGGCTATTGGCCGCACCGCTCAGATCGCCGTTCAGCAGGTTGCGCGCTGCGGTTGTGTACTTGAGTACTTGGGTGCTCAAGCCCAGCTTGGGCGTTATGGACTCAATGCCCTGATACGCCAGCCGCTCAAAGATGTTGGCCATTAAATCGACCTCACTTCGTACACAAATGTCAGCTGAGGCAAGCGCAGCTCATAGTCCAAAATCGATTGAACGACCTCGGACACGGTTCTGCCATAAAGCTCAGCGCCCTGGCTTCGGGAGGCCTCCAGCGCCGTAGAGTTCTCTTTCTCGATGTACAGGAGCCACAAGGGGCGGATGATCGCCAGTTCGCTGTGCGTCAGCTCCACATCGATGGGTGCCGGCAAGGTGTCAGCGGTATACAGATCGCTGTGCACGGTATCGAGTGACTGCGAACTGGTCAGCCGGGCATATCCACAGTATTGGCGCACCGCATCGCGCAGATTGCGGCCTATCTGCTCTTCCGTCAGCACACAGCCAATCGGCAGCTCAGCAATGTACTGTTCAACTAATTGGCTGACTTTCATGGTTACTGGTTCGCAAACCAGTGGAACGTCATGGTGCCGGCCAGGATGAATACCTGCATATCGTTTTCCCAGTCACGATCTGGTGTATCCATCACCAAGATGCACTTTTTCAAGTCCTCTTTTTTGGTGTAGTCATCAGGGCGCCCGGCGTAGACGGTAGCGTTGAACTCGCCACCCTGAGCGATGATCTGCTTTAGGAACTCGCCAGCTTTGTTCTTGCGGGTTTCGTTGATTTGAATCGGGCCTTCCTGCATGGTCTTGTTTTGGGCAGCCTGGCCCATTTTTTGGCCAAGTGGCCCCCAATGCTCAATCACACCGCCCGCGGTTGCTACCGGCCAAGGGAATTGCTTGCACAGCAGCATCATGTCTTCAAAGCCTTCGATCACCATGGTGGCGTCGGCCTGGACTGCCTTAGCGCCCATGTCGTTGACGTTTTGAAACGTGCGGCTCAATACCGACATACTGGAAACGGTCATAAATCACCCTTTGTAAAATTGGTTCACTCCGGGCAATCGTCACATGTAAAAAACCCCGCCAAATGACAGGGTTTGCAGGGTTTTTCTGGGAAGTTAGCGACCAAAGAAGCGCTTGATATCCGGGCGGTCGAGCGCGGTAAGCGTGGCCATGGAAACCTGTACTGGCAGATCCGTGAAATAGCCGTTGATGTCCTTCGGAGCATCGAGCGGGAAACTTACGCTTTCGATCACCATGGGCGACCATGTGCGGCCAGCGTAGGTAAACCCCAGCATTTTTGGGGCAAATGACGGAAACAGGGCCTTGATAAACGAATCCACATCTTTCGTGGTGCCTATCACCTCCGAAAGAATCCCATCCGCTGCTAGCTCTTGTGGAAACACCCACTCCAGCAAGCGCGTCAATGGAGCCTCCACCTCAGCCAGCGCATCGTTTACAGCCCGAAAATGCAGCGTGAAGTTCACCTTTACTGGCGGCATCCCCGAAAACACCTGGCGGCTGTTGAGCTTGGTGATACCTGTGCGCCCTTCAAGGTCACGCATGACGCTCTTGAGCTTGTCTGAGCCCGCATTGAGCGTATCGGCTATGACGCCATCCTTGAATGGGGAAATGGCCTGTAGCGCATTGAGAACCGGCACCAATGACCCAGACTGCAACATGCCGGCCAGCGCTGGGGCCTTAGTCTCTGGTCCAGTGCTCTCAAAGGGTGATACCCAGTTTTGCTGGGATTCAAACGAGCCTTCTTTTATCGCCGCATAGATCCCGACGAACTCATTTTTAAGATCGGCCACCCCTTTGGAGTTACAGACAAATAGGCGAGCCAACAGCAAGGGTGATAAGCGGCCCCACTCGCCGCCAAGGTCAGAGCTGAGCGTCTTGAGTCCTGGAATGTACTCACCCACGCCCCCCATGATGTTGCCAACTAACGCTTCGGGATCAGCGTTGGTGACGCCATCCACTAGCCCCATCACTTTTTCAGAGACTTGGCCGACTACCTGGCCTACGGTCGTTTTACCCGCCCAAAGATCAGCCACCGTGCCGGATACGGTGCTGACTGCCCCTGTCAGCGCCTCGCGGTTAGCCGATCCACCCACAAAGCCGTCAAGCGTAGACACGCCAACCTTGTAGATGCCAGAAGCGGCGCCAGCGGCGCCGTTCTCTACGAATTTGGTGGCTGACCCTAGTAGCTTGTTTGAAGTACTCGCAGATACCGGGGCGGTAACGCCCTGGATGCTGGCAGATACGGTTTTACCCAAGCTATCAACGCTAAAGTCAGCCATTTTTTACTTACCCAAAAGTCGGGTGCGCATGCGCATGGACTTGGCACGCTTCATTTTTGCGGCGCCAGAGAATGCGCGGCGCTGCATCTTGCGCACGGCACCCTTCTGCGCAGCAGTCAGGCGGACACGACCGCTGATGCGCTTCTTGATGCGAACCTTCTTGCCACCACGAATAGCGACGACCTTTTTGTAAACGGCATCGAGCATTTCGTCGTCTTCGCCGCTGACGAACTTGTCAGCGTCATCGAGCATTGCGTCCTCGCCCTGCGGCAGCTTGTCCAGCAGCGCATCATGAATGCGAGCGGCCACGTCATTTTCAAACGATGGGTCATCGGCCAGCAACGAATCGATGTCGGCGGCGTCGATACCCTTGCCTTCCAGGTAATCGCCTACCTGCTCAGCCAGCATCGCCGCGTATTCCGCCTCATCGTCGGTCAAGTCGTCATCACCGTCGGAGGCGGTACCCACGATCAGTGCATAAAGACGGTCGCCAAAGCCTTCGCTTTCTTCCAGTTCCGACTCAGCCCATTCCTGAACGATGCTCACGGCATCCTGGCGCATTTCTTCGGTATGCAGCACAGGCGGGGCATTCTCAGGCTTTAGCGCGTCGAGCATGGACGCTGCAAGGTTCGACAGTTCCAGGTTTGGCACTTGGGCAGGTGGTGCTGGCACCGCCGCGTAGGCTTGGTTGATCGCAGCACCGTGAACAAGTACGCGTTGCAGTAGCATTTCCATAGATTTCCCCTTATGGCCGCACGACAGACTGCTGATTAACGATGATACGAGCCGTACCGTCGTAGCAGATTGACGTGTCGATGTTCATTTTTTCGAATGGCTGATTTTCATTCGCCTGGATGGTGGCCGAGTAGCAAGCCCCGCCGAGTTCGTCACTCGTTTGCAGCCAGTTCGCCGATTGCAGCGCCGGCAGGAAGCGCTCAAGAAACTTGGTAGTTTTCTCGATAGCCTTGGCCATAGGGTTCTGCAATGCTTCTTGAGCGACCGATGCAATGGTGTCGTCGACGTAGGTGGCCATTTCAACAACGGCGATCAACTTGGTAGCGCCTTCGGTGCGGGCGCCGGTCAAAGAATCGATCCAGGCATATTTGCCACCGCTGGCGTAATCCTTGAACAGCACCGGGTTGATGCGCGACACAGCCAATTCTTCCAGCTCGGTTTCTTCGTCCGGCTCGTAGGTCTGCACCATTTTGGTACGGTTAACGGCATAGTCACTGCCAGCGATCACGACGTTACGCGGGGCGATGCCCTTGGCGTTCATCTGGGCGTTTCGGGCACAGCGCAGACCGATGTTAAGGCCTGAGGTGCCAATGAAAGCGATGCCGCCAACCGCCGGGTTCGCGGCCTTGATTGGAGCCCAATAGCACTGGCTGTACATGCTGTCAGTGGCGCCACCTACAGAGTCGTAGAAGGTAATGGCAGCGGCTGGCGTGAAGCGACCCGCGATATCCCAAACCACTTGCTTGTTAATCAGCTTGCCAAGCTCCAGCAGGCGAGAAATAAGAGCCACGTTCTCGGTACCGCCACCGCCGATGTAAGTAAAGGTCGGCTTGGAGCGCTTGATTCGATCAACCGCCGCGTCCATATCTTCGGTGGTGTACAGCGTCGCGCCTTCGGTGAAGGGGATAAGAGGCGCCGATGCATAGGCGTCTTTGTTGTCCTTCTTGCCGTAGAACACGCAAGTAATCGGTACCGAAGCATCGGCAGCGACATCGACCACTTCCAGCAGGTCGGTGTACTGCTCAACGATATCGCCGATGAAAAAGCTCTGACCAAACTCATCGAGCGCAGCCGGATCGAGCGAGCCCTTGTATGGGCCAAGTACGATTTCGTTGGTAGTTACGTCGCGCAATTGCAGCGTGATGATTTTGGAAGCGGCAGGGGCGCCAGCTTCATCGGTGGCAGCGTCCGCGTGAATCTCAGCCTTAACGCCTTCCGAGAAACACTCCAGGTGCTTGATGGCGATCAGGTAGCCGCCCGTGGCCCCCGTAGCTTCTTCAACCAGTGCCCAGCTCGGTGTTTCAGCCGAAACCGAGGCAGTAGCCACCATCAGCTTGTTGGTAGCGGAAGCACTTACCAGGCGGGATACGATGGCCTGCACCGCGCCGCTTTTCAGCGCTTCATAGACATGCACGTAGGGCTCACCCAGCGCGCTGACCGACAGAGACTGTGCGGCACCCAGAGTGCGCTTGATCTTGTTGCGCGATACGGCAAATGCCTTGTCGATACGACCACGAGCAAACCGGCCAGTAATGGCCATGTTATGCGCGACGGTGCTGGTGCTCGGCATTTCCGACATGTCATTGAGGTAGTTGAGCTGTACGCCCGAACGCTTATCAATGGTGCGAGAAAAAGGCTGACCCATTTAGATTGCCTCCTTAGCGGCTGGCTTTGCGGCCTTGCCAGCGGCAGGCACTGGAGCTACTGCCGGGACTGTGGTTTCTTCCAGCGCTGGCGCCAAGGCCTCTACCGCTGGAACTTCTGCTGGCGTCAGCACGGCAAAGTCTTCGGCTTCATTGCCGGCATGGCGCGCCAGCTCAGCGAGGTCAGTTACCAACAGCCAGGCCTGGTCGAAGCTCTTAACCTTCACCTGGACCTTCACATTTGGTTCAATCGGGGTGTTGATGCCCGAGGACGGGACCACCAACGGTTTTTTGTTCTTGTGCGTCAACGACGCCCAGAACGGCAAGACCTGGCCTTCCACCAGCGCCTGAGCAAGAGGGCGCGGGGCACTGCCAGCTTTTTGATCAATTTTTACGGTCATATTTCACCTGCAAACCTTTGAGGTTGTCCCACTTGTGCGCCCTTGCACTGCTGGTCAGCGCTTTGGCGAGTTTGGCGAACTGATCCGCTGTAACCTCGACCTCGGCCTTGGCGTAGGGGTCCAAGAAAATCTGGGCGCCAGCTACCGGGATGCGGCTTCGGGTGTGGTTTTCGAGAACAATCGTTGCCGGGAACTCGCTAATTTCAGGAAGCGCCCACACGGTCAAAGTTACGGCACAGTCAGCGGCTTTTTCGGCGCCGGTTTGCGCGGTTTCCAGGCTCTCAGTACGGGCTTGGTCGTAGGCATGGGCCTCGCCTTCAAGAAAAGCCATTTGCTCAGCCAGAAGGTTGGCAGCTTCGGTGCGCCTGGCGTCCTCAGCCAAGGCTTCTTCCTCAAGCAGGGTCATTTTCAGCGCCAGCAACCGCGCAGCTTCGGTACGCTCGGCGTCCTCAACTCGTGCTTCGCCTTCCAGAAGGGCCATTTCTCGTAGCGCTTTATCCTCTGCGCTTTCGTCTTCACTTCCAGCGCTATCGGGTGCATTACCAGCGGGCGCACCAACGCCCGGTGAGGTCGCGGATTGCTCCACGCCTCCCGGAGTTGTGGGGGCCGCTGCGGATTTAGCGGCAGCAGGCTTTTTGCCCGCTGCTGGAGTGCTTTTCGCAGCCATGACAGCCCCCTTTAGCCCAGTGCGTACACGTTTTTGATGGTGATCAGCGCGCAACCCATTGCGGATTGCATGTGCGGGTTCACTTCGGTCAGCTGGCGGGAGAACAGCGCCGCGCCGGTTTTCAGATCCGAGTTCACCGCCAGCGGGATCAAGGTCGGGGATACCGCGTCAGAGAAGACAATCGGGTTACGCGCAACCTGAGGGGAACGACCGACACACAGGATTTCGATATCTACGTCGGTTTCTTGAACGACATACGGGGTGTAGATAACGTCGTACTTGTTCTTGTAGCGGCCCACACGCCAGATACCAGCCTTTGCATCCACACCCGACGCAACAAAGTCAGTGCTATCCATGGAAAGGAACTGAGACATACCGTGAGCGCCCACGTACATGAAGCTCAAACCGAATTCCATGGTCTGGTTGGCCACTTCCTGGTCAACAGCAGCAACGAACGAGCCGAAGTCGCGCCAGCCTTGAGCACGGGTTTTCTGCAACAGCTGCTCGGCGGCGTTGAAGTCGTATTCGCGATTGGTGTTCTTGGCCAGCTTGCGAATTTTTTTCAGCGCGGAGATATAGCGCTCATTCGCCATCTGAGTGCGCGCGGCCTGGACAGCGATGGTCAGGCGATCCGCACCCAATTCAGACTGAGCGGAACTGCGCGAATCAGGGGTAGCCTGCATGATCACGCGGCTAGGCGCGCAGTACAGGGAAAAGCTCTGCGCGACGGTACCGATGTTCGGCGCCAGTTCAGGCTTGCGCTCGAAGTCGATAAAGCCTTGTGCTTCCACGTCGACATCAGCGGCCAGGGCCGGGTTGAACGTCAGGGTACCGACGCCGGTATCCACGTTAACGCTACCGTTAATAACGTGGTTCTGAGTACCGACCTTCACTTGACCGGAAATCAACGAGGTGACTGTGCCGGAGTTATTGGCCTGCTCGAAAGCAACCGGGAAGCCGTTAACGACAATCGATGTACGGTTGCGGATCAGCGGGACAGTGCCGCCGCCAGCGATGCCAGCAGTAACCGCGAAGGTGCCACCAGTACGAGCAACGTCAACGGTAACGGGCACAACTCGTTCGGAGCGAGTGTATTCACGACCGCCAGCAGTACCGTCGATGATATCGCCAGCGTTGTATGCGCCGAATGTAGAACCCGTGATCGAGGTAATGATTGCCAGCTTCGACTCGTTAGAGCTGAGGTCAGATGGCAGATACGCGCCGAACGGAATTGCTTCGCTCAGACCACCGGTGATTGCCACAGCAATACGGTTCGGCTGGTGCGACAGGGTTGCCGATGCGTTGTTGGTACTGATGCTGTCCAGGGTAGTGCCATGCGGCAGAACGTGGGCGCTCTTACCGTCAGCAACGTTTTCAGCCTGAGAGAGGACTGCATCGATCAAGTCAGCGGACGGCGAAAAGCCATGCTTGCGTTGGAAAGTCGCGATACCGTCCAGCATCGAAGTGATAGCCAGGGCGCGGTTATCGTCACCATCGATTTTGTCCAGCAGGCGAGCAGCTCGCGCCGGCAGCAGGGTACCAGCGTTGGCCACGGCGTTTTTCACCACGTCCTGAGCCGATGCGCTCATGCTATCGAGCATATTGCCATTGCCACGCGCGGCGCTTACCAGCGTACCAACCTTGGCAGCAACCTCACCCAAACCGGAATCGGGCGCGTAAATATTCTTCGGCATGTGTAACCTCATTTCTGATAATTGCGGGCTGCGCCCGAGTCGTTTCAGAAATGATGGTAAGAGCGAAAAACCCCCGTTTTTGGCGGGGGTTTGCACGGTTTTCGCTGATTTTTAGGCTACTTCTTGATGATGATCATCCGGGCATTTGCCCCGGTTTGAGCCAAAAGGTCTTTATCCTTGAAAGTTCCGCCTTCCAGCTTCTCAATCGTGGCTTTGTGAGTGTCCAGCCACGCCCGGAACGCAACGGCCTTCTGGTCGGTACCGAAGAAAACACCCTCCCCGGCAATCGCCACCAGACGCCCACCACTGGCGAGCATTCCGAATGCCCGCATGATGTGGCTCGCGTCTTTGCGCGCGGAAAATGGAGGATTCATCAGAATGGCCTGATACGGTTGTTCGGGTGTGAAACCTTCAAAATCGTGGTCTACGACGGTGTACCCCTTGGCCGTCAATATGTCCCTTAATTGGCTGGAAATTTCGATAACGTCCACCTCACCACCGGCAGACTTTGCGGCGTCCGCTAGATTCCCGTTGCCGGCGCTGGGCTCAAGTACTCGTGTGCCTTTGGTGATGCCTGCCAGGCTCGCCATGCGGTGCGCCACGTTCAAAGGCGTTGGGAAAAAGTCGATCCCAACCTTCTGGCCAATAATTGCCCGCTCAGCTTTTTTGACTGCGCTCTCTTCGGTCTTTGCGACCATCATGGGCAACAGCTCGCGAGCGGCTTCACGCAAGGTTGAGGCGTCTGTGATCCCCATCCGGGATAGTCGCTCCAGACGGGCTATGCTCTCCATAGGGTCTTGAAGCACATGGGAATCCCTAGTCCCCTTGAGCAAGGCGCTTGCCCGGCGGGTAATAGCAGCATCCTCTGTGTTCATCGTGAACTGTTCAGCCCTGGCCCCCATTTTGTTAAGAGCGGCCATAAGGCGCATGTTTCCGTCAGGGCTGTGCTTTCCAATGGCCTTGGCAGCATCACGAAAGCGACTGGCCCACGTCACTTGGCTGGGCATGGTGATGTTTTTGAGGTCGTTGTCATCGAACGGACGGCCTTTGCGCTTTAACTGATCGCTATAGCTCAGGCGCCTATCCGTTTCGTACTGAGCCAGGCGCAGGGCTCTTTGCAACTCTTCCAGTTGCGCCCGACTGCTGAGCTTGGTCAGTAGTCCGCCGGCGCCGACTTCGATGGCATCGGCGATGTTATTGAGGGTCTGACCGTCTGCCTTGTTGGCGGATGCCTTGGCAATAGCGCTCGCGGCCATACCGGCACGCCTGGCGGTGTTTGTGGTGCGATCCTGACTCATGCCAGCATCGCCACTCTCAACGGCCTTGTTCGCTACTGTGCGCAGCTTCTCGACCTGACTACCCAGCGCTTTTTGGCGGCGCTCTTCGGCCAGACGCTCAGCATTGGCTGCCTTTTCGACTTCCTGCTCAGGAGAAAGCACCACCGGCGCCGGCGCGGCCTGAATATGCGCCGTGGCGCCGTCCAGGTGTTCCTCACGAATGAAGTAACCGCCATTCATGCGCCAGGTGTAGGCGTCAATGGCTTTAGCTTCGGCAAAAGCCAAATCAGTGCGGACGATCCCGCGCAACACCTTGCCGCGCTTGGTGGTGTACTCAATGATTTCGTGCTGTGCGGCAGGCGGTTCAGGATCTTGGTCAGCATCCGTCGGAACGATCTTTTCCCCGTTCAAGATCCAGCGGCGCCCGGCGTTGTATTCGCGGGCATGCGCTCTCACCGTCGCAGGCCCGGTTTTTCCGTAGGCGTGAACAATGGCAGCGCGCTTGCTATCGTCCATCACCATCAAACCGTCTTGCAGTACCAGGAACTCGCGACGGGAGCCGTAAACCGGTATGGCGCCAACTTCGGGTGGTTCAGCTAGGACGTTCGGACTGATGAACTGCGTCCCGGTGCCCGTGATGGCGGGCTTGGAGGCTGGCGGCTCAACTGGTACCGGCTCAGCTTCTTGGCGGGCCTTGATATAGATTCCCAGCTCCAGGCGGTGCTGGCCCATCTGGCGGGCGCCTTCGTTAGCCACAGCGGGACCAGTGCGCCGGCCGCCACCATTCATTTCGCGGTCGCTTTGCGAACTGCGGATTTCCCCGCCCATGCCCTCATAGACCGCTTCCAATTCGGCCACGGACTTGTCACCGTACTGACGGGCCATGCGCGCCATGATGTCGGCGTCTGACTCTGCCCCCGCTTTCACCCGCTCAATCAAATAATCGCGGTTCTGCTTGAGCGCCTGAATGGCCTGCGGGCGGTCATAGGTGCCTTTCTCCAGGCGGCGGGCGATGTCTTTGGTGGCATGGCTGAGGCCGCGATAGAAGTCCTTGGCTACAGCCAGCAACTTGGCCTGTAGCTGCTCATCATTCGCACCTTCAATCGTTGAGTCTGGTGTTTCAGCGGTAATTACCAGTGGCTCGACGTTTTTTGGCTCCGCTGGCGCCCTGGCTGCCTTCACCCGCTCAGATAGATACTCGTCCGCCCACTGGCGCACGTAGGCAACGTATTCGTCTTTGTTGGCCGATACAGGGGCTTTGGTGAGGCGCGTAAACTCGCCAGCCCGAATTCCAGCCCAACCCAAGAACCCGGCATTGCTACCGCTGGTTGGCAGTTCTTCCAGGGTGTCCAGGTAGGCTTGATAAATTGGGTTTTCAGACGTGCCGGCGCCGATAGTCTTTTCAAATTCCTCGCGCTTTAGATGATCCTGCAAGGCGAGCACCCGCGCCAACTCTTCGGCCTGCACCTTGGCCAGCGCCTCAGCCGCCTCCTTTTCCCGCAGTGGGGCAGCAGCCTTATCGATATCGGCGGCTTCGTTGTCTGCCTTGCGTTGCGCAATGGCTGCTTGCTCTTCCTGATACGCCTCGATGTCAGCAGGCGTCGCATCCTCACCAAAAACGGCGCGGAATTTCTCGGGGCCCCATTCTTGCGCCATCAGGCTTTTCAGCTCTGGCAGATCGCGAGCAATCCCCGAGATATCGCCCTTGAACGCTACAGACACACCGTCGGGATCTGCATAGGTGTAGAGCACAGCGCCAGACGATAGGATTTCTTGCGTGGTAGGCAGTACCTGAGCTGCCCGCGCCTGAGCCTTAGTGAATAGAAGCCCGGCGGGCGTCATCGTGTACTTGGCCTGATCCAGGTAGGCCGTAACATAGGCCGCCAGCGCAAGCGAGTTGCCGGTAACGAGAACCCCGCCGTTTTTCTGGGCAACTTTCCCCGTAACCATCTGGCGCAAGAGATTGGCGGGCGATGCTTGCCGGCGGCGCTGTGGTCGGCGAATAGGTCCACCCAGCAGGCCGCGCAGCTCTAAACCTCGGGCACTGGCGCGAACCTGCTCAATAGGGCTGAGCTTTCCGGCTTCCAGGTTGGCGCGCACAGTCAGAAGCTCGGCGCTAAAGCGCATTACCTCTAAAGCGTTATAGAGCTTTGGCGTTGTTTCTTGGATGGCATCCAGCAGCGCGGCATGCAGATCGATTGATTCGACCGTGGCACGTGCCTGCTCGATAGGATTAAGGCTGCCCGATAATAGCGGCGCATGTAGCTGTAACAGCTTGGCGGCGCTCCGGGCTTGTTCGATAGCATGGGAGGGCATAAATACGGGCCTACATAGTGGTATGCAAGCCCATATTTTGAGGCGCGGTAATTACCCTGGTCGGGGGCAGTTTGCGCCATAGCTGTAGACAATGGTCGTCATGCAACCCATCCAAAACTGATGTGACTAATGATCCAAATCAGACCCTCGATCACAGCCCAGCCACTAACGGCGCAGATCACGCAGATCATAATGAAGGCGCCTTGCATATCAGATATCGGGCCCATGGCTCTTATCCTCGTCAGTGTCGCGGATTAATTGGCGGAGTTTTGCTCAGCAACCGGGCGCTCGATGAACACATAACTGGCCATGAACAGTTCCAACGACAACAACTCAGTGGTGGTCGTGTTCGGGCTACGAATCTGAACATCGATACCGCGCAGACAAGTCCAGTCGGAGACATCGAGCGAATCAAGAATCCACTTACGGCGCTTGTGCGGGAGAGTGATTCGCGGGTTGTCCTGGAATACGTCACCCAGCTTCCAGTTGATCGGCTTCGCCATATCTAGGTGGGACACATCCACTACGCGCGCCTCTGGGAGCGCCAAAGATTCCTCTAAGACGCGGATAAGGCGCTCTGTAGCTTCTGGATCTTCGGAGGCGGCTGCAACATCGGGATTGAGCGGCGGCTCAGTTGGCAGGTAATTGGCGAACGGGATTGCTTCGCCCTGACCTATTGGGAGGTTGAGAGCGGGCGCCAGTTCAGCATCAGGGTCGGCAGTTGGCGCACTAACCGACAGTAGCGGCGCCAGGGAAGGACACTCCAGCAGATCCGCAAACGTCTTGTACAAGCCTTGCGCGGGCTCAATCGGCACGCAGACATAACCCAACTCGGCCAGGCTATTGTTCAGCTCGCCCAGCAGCTTGGGGATAGAGCCAGCGCCGACGATCAGCACCCGTTGAGCTTCGATAACGGATGCCTTCGCCTGCGCCAGCTCGCGCATTACAAGTTCACTACCACGCACCGCTAATACTTCGCTCATGCCCTACGCCTTATATTCGGTCGGCCCGAATGGCCGTAGGGCTAACTCTAAAGCACTAAAACGTATTAACTCTTTAGTGGCTTTGCACTGTTTCTAGTGAGTGGGAGAGGGATTCATAGCGAGTGCGTGCGCCAGCTTTCTCGCCGCTCCTACCTCAGCCCGCATGCCCTCCAAATCGACAAGGCTTTGATATGCCCGCTCGCTTGTCTCGGGTGTTGAGTACGCGACCAGAAAGCTATTGATCAGACTTTTGAGAAGGCCAGCCGTATCGTGATTTTTGATGATCGACATAACGGTGAGCTGCTCAAGGACTACCGCAGGTGTTTGGTTGAAAAAATCGACTCCTAGACGGTCAGCTATATCGGCAAGGCATAAGCCAATCTGCTGGCGGGCCTCGGCTGGATTCAGGCGGATGCGCTGGCCATCTTCCAACTTACCGGCGCCCCCAAGACGGCGCCCGGCCATTGAACCGTACGGGGTGTGATCCAGTTCGCTCAACTTGGCCTCAACGGCCTGAGCGATGTCAGTAGCTTTGTCAGTGCTCATCATGATTAAGCGGCCTTCTTATTGTCGCGGCGAATGGAGCTTGGGCGCGTAGAAACATCGCCGTTTTTGGTCAGTGTGGTTTGATGCGCCTCGACCTTTACCCGGATCGCTTCAAGCTCGTGCGGGGTATGCGCCAGCTCTACAACCCCTTGGGCGCCTACCGCAAAGGAGATATCACCGGCACCACGCCGCTTACCATGCAGGCGAACGTACTGAACTGTTCCCACGCTCACCTCAACCCGCAGCACGGGAGTAGCGACTTTCACGCCTCCCACGGGAAACCACACCACATCACCCACAACAATATCGGCGGCAGACTTCTCAGTTAGGGTTTTCATAAACGCGCGCGCAGCTTGGCCGCGCCGTGTAAGGAACGATCCATTGCCATCGCAGCGAGGACATTCAACAAGGGCACGCATTCCGGTACCGGCGCATTGACTGCACGGACCTGATTCGAATCGTGGTGCCTGTAATAGGGCCTTTTTCATATCGGTTTATCTCTGGCGATTTTAGTTATTTATGGGGTTAGCAGTCGTCGCACATAAAGCGCAACTCCTTGTAGCAGCGGGGGTCAAGCCCGTGCTTGCCGCAATTCATGGTGCAGGTCTTGGTTTTCGGATCGAACTTGGCCAGGGCAGCCGGGGCAGCTCGCTCCCACACAAACGCCTGCTCGGGTGCTGGATGGACGGGACGGGGCTTTCGGGCCTTTAAAGCCATAGCTATGCACCTCCACTGTCTAGATATGCGCCGTAATGCTTCACGGAATCAGTTCCTTCATGGTCAGTGTTGTTGCGCTCCAGAATCGCCTCACAGGCCGAACTTTTGCGAATTTCGTCTTTTAGGGAAGCGTCTACCACGGTGAAATGCAGATTTCCGTCAATACCGACTAGCACCAGCCCCGCGCGCTTGATGCGCAGTAGTGCAGCCTCAAGCTGCTTTATGGCTTCCAACTGGTTCTTTTTCATCATTTACCACCTGGTGGGAGGTCGGTCGTCGACAGCACGTCCCCCAACCACTTCGTTATACGTCCCTGCTCATCTGCGGTTGCCCGATGCATGAAAGCACGCACCTCATCGGCAGCCATCTGGACGGCTTCCAGCTTCGTCGCGGCAAACTTCCCCCACTTAGCCAGAGCCTTGTAGCCTTGGCCTGATCCGTTACGCGAATCCAGGCATGCCGACCATAGCCATTGCTCGCAGTGCGGCACGACCTCGATGCGTACCAGCGGCAACGAGCCCATGGTGCCACCAGCGGAGCCGTGCGCCCACTTATGGGGCCGCATCAGGTCTAGCGTCATGCTTTGGCCTGAACAGACGGGAGGTGGTGCAGAAAACATATCAAGCTGAATGCCGGGGGTCATGGATCAACCTTGGCAATGCAAGCCGCCAACTGCTCAAGCGTGTACTGGACGGTGTAGGGAGCAGGCCGAAAAGTGTCCTCGTTCAGGCTCAGGTAGTAGCGCATAACACGCTCACTCAACCCCAAGGCCTGCGCCACATCAGCCTGACTCATGCCGCATGCCGACACGAGACTGCGCATGTAGGCAGCCTCAGGGTTGTGCAGGGAAACGTCTGGCTTGGCGCCATGCAGACTTTTGAAATCCATAATCGAACCTCTGGTTAATAGAAAACCCCCAATAAAGGGGGTTGCACGTTCGGCCACCAGCTACGCGGCTTCGCTTTCGTCTGCAACAGCGGTGCAGTGCTCAAGGCAGACACAACCGCTCTTGCCTTCAAGCCAGATCACAGCAGAGTGCCCGCTGAGCACCTGAGCGGCGCTGTTCGACTTGCCACGGAAGGTTTCACCCTCGCCCACAATCTCTTCAAACGATACGGTGGTGCCTTCCGGGTGCTTGGCGTTCCAGTTGTCGCACTGCTTTTGAAGCTGGGCAGCGGTCGGGCGTTTTGGTGCTGGCATCAGTGAATCTCCTATGGGTTGTACGCACTTGGCCCGCGCATGGCGGGCCTTAATGTCAATTCCTGTGATGCTCTATACAAGCCGTTTCGCTTTCAAACACCTGCTCAGCGCCAGCCAGGTTAAGCGGAATGTTCAGGCGGTTACGATGATCGGAGCGCCAACGAGCTTGCTTCGATAGTTCTGATTTACAAATTTGCCAGCCTTGTGGGTGTCGACAGCCTTTTGAGCGTCCGCCGCCAGCCAGTGCGCCGACAGCACGCTCAGCTTGCCCGCTGCGTCATAGCCGACGACTACAGCCATGTACTGGTTGGAAGTACCTCGACTAGCTGTGTCGCCGTTCGCGAGGGTTACGGTCAGCTTCTTTGCAGTGCGGGTTACTACTGGGACGGACAGATCCGCTTCAAGAGTCCACTCAGCGCGCAAGCCACGCTTATCTGCTTCGACCTGGAATGCCGGCAGCATTTCGGCGGGCATGCTCTTGCCCAGGGTTTCGATGCGACAGATGCAATCAAGCAAGGTGAGGTCATTCAAAGCGGCGAAGTACTGGGTGACGTAGGCGGCGCCTATCAGTTGGTCCAGATTCATTGTCTTGGTCATGGCTCAGTGCTCCGCTGCTGTAGGGTGCCGCTGGCTGCGGCTTGGCGTCACTATAGGCACGACGTGCCTATAGGTCAATAACTCTTTAGCGCTTTAACTCTTTAGAGCAATAACTATATAACGCTAATCCGCTATCGAGCGCCAACAAAAAGCCCGCACGCGGCGGGCTTCCTGTTGCTATGGGTCATTAGAGGCCAGGCTAGAACGCGCTAGCCGTAGCCTTAAGCGCATAGTCCCGGAATGCATCTGAGGCTTCGATAAACAGCTCGCTCAACTTGTCTTCGCCATAGGCCGCATAGATGCGCTCAAGCTCCTTAAGCACATCGCTGGCGCTGCCTAAGTCGGTAGTGCCGCCAATGATGTCGTCGAGGTAGGACTTTGCCTGTTGTACGGCTTCGTCTTCGTCCGGCTCTTCTGGTGGCGCTGATTGAGGGGGTTGGCTGAACATGTCGGCCTGATCAATGGCGAATAACCCCTCGCCATACTCCTGCTCAAGTTTTCGGTTAGCGGCGCTCACAATGTCTGTGAAGCTGGCCGGCTCATCACCAAACAGGCCAGCGGTCTGCTTGCGGATATTCTCGCTTTCCACGAACTGGGCCATGGCCTTGAATGCGGTGCTCATGCGCTTGGCGCTGCGGTTGTTGGCGCTGATGAATACCGCCATAGCTGCGATAGCCGGGTCAGTGCCGCCGAACATGTCACCCTGGCGTAGGAACTCGTCCAAGCCCATGCCAGCCTCTTTTGCCTGGCGCAGCACATTGGTAGCGCCAATGATGGCGTTTACCGCTTCTTGGTTAAGCGACAGCTCCAGGGAGTCGGTGACCTGCTCGCCAGCTTTTTCGGCGCCGATCCGGTCCTGTTCCTTGGCGCGCATGAAGTCTGGGGCGGCGCTGTTCAATGCTGAGACGATATTTGCAATCTCAGGCTTGGCCTGATCCGCCGTCATTTCAAGCAAACGGTCATCGGAGTAGGCGCCAGCAAACAGTGCGGCCTGTAGGCGACTGATCAGGCCAGACGTTGGCTTGCCGTCAGTGGTCAAGTACTGCGCCGCCTCGGCATCGCCCAGCGATTGCAGGAAGGCAGCCACAAAGTCACGGTTTGCGGCGCTGTTGAGGTCGCCGTCGGTGAGCTTGGCCAGCATGGCGGTGTCCAGGCGCTTGGCATCACTGCGGGCCTTCTCGGTAGCAGTCATCGCCAGCTTGTCGTCTTGGTTCGACTCCACAGCGAACTCCACGCGATTCACTTCTGTTTTCCGCACCCGCACCAGCACCGGCGCCTTCATACGTTGGATCTTGGCCGGGTCGACGGCGAAGTACTCCGCGTTTTCCAGAAGCCACTCCCGGTATTCGTCGGCCTGGCCAATACGGTAGGCCTCACGGATCGCCATGGCGCGACCGTTGCCCGATTCGACCACACGGTCAGCACCAACGATAGGGGCGCCGCTGTCGGCACGCTGGGTGCGGCCAAGGCTGTCCGGGTCAAGGTTGCGTGCGGTTTTCTGCACCCATGCCTGTGACGTGGTACGCGCTCGGTCACGCGGCTGAATTTCAGGCGGGTATTCCGGGTTTACGGTGCCGTCAGTCTCGTGGCTGATGATCAGGTTCTTCGCCTCGATCACCTTGAAACCGGTCACGACCTTGGTGCCCTTGGCAGTTTTTACGGTGTTGTCGCGGCCTTCGGCTTCAATGGTGCCAGTGTCTTCGTTGGTGTCAGGCTCTACGGCGGGTACCGCTACGGGCTCGGGGGGCATTTCAACCACAGCGGAGGCCTGATCAGCTCGCCACTTCTCAATAAACAGCAGCGCGGTACCGAGGGCTGTACCCACGGCAGACTCAATGCCATTTTCTAAAGTGCTCGACCCCATGCTTTCCTGGCCGTTAACGCCAGGCTTGAGGATGTAGGCAGTCAACATGCTCCCGCCAGCAGTTGGGCGCAGTCGAATGCCGTAACCGTCTGCGGCAATAGCTGTAAAGCCGTCCGGATCGATGTCGCTAACGAACTCGGCAGGCACCAGGCGCCGCGCTACCTCATTGAGGGTTTCGGCTTTTGGCTCCGGTACAACTTCCGGTTCGACTGCGGCACGCATATCGGCAATATTATCGGCGCCCGAGGCAATGACACGCTCGGCAATGGCAACGCCCTCGGCTTTGCTTGCAGCGGTTGCCAAGTGGGTACTGGCCCAGCTCACGCCCCATTCACCGGTGTCTACATACTTCGTCTTGGCGACAGTCACCGGCCCGGCGGGGCCTTGAAGAATTACCGGCGACTCATCTACAGCGGACGCGGCGGATGGATCGACAACGCCTGACAGGTCGACGACTTCACCCACACGCGCCTCATAGTCGTCAGTGTTGAGTAACTTCGTCATGTACTGCTTGCCGTCTTTGTCGAAGTAAACGTTTTCAGAGCCCACACTGATTACGGTGGCCATCCCTAGCGCGGCTACTTCGGCGTAGTCCTCAAGGATGCTGCTGGACACACTCACAGCGGGCACCGATTCCGGCTCTACGACTACAGGTGGTTGCACTGGCTCGACAACTGGCGTCGCCTTCTTCTGCTCAAGCTGGGCGGTCAAATCGAGGATCTGCGCGTCCAGGCTGGCCAACTGCCCGGTTTTTGCTTCTACAAGCGCCTTTTGCTCATCGAGCGCGGCAGTGCTGGCGGCTTTGTTCTCGTTCGCCTTGATGAACTTCGCGCTGTTCTTCTGAATCAGCGCCATGATGCGGCGTGCCACGATACGCGGGTTGATGTCCTGGCCACGCTCAGGCGCCACCACGGCGGTGATGTCCTTCTTGTTCTGTACCCACTTCCAGCTGATCAGTTCGTCGGATGGCGTCAGCTTGTTGGGCGTGCTGTCTGGGTTGTGGAAGAACACGCTAACGCTCTGGCCATCGTCCATGCCAAATAACATGGCCACCTGAGTGGTGCCCTTGCTCTTGAATGGCTTGCTCACTTCGACGGTGAGGGCTTTCACGTCACTGCTTGCCGCCTGCATCACACGCAGGAGCTGGCCAGCCTTGCGTTCGAACTGCTTGTACTCGATCACCATGGCGTCGAGCATTTCCCCGCTTTCGCCCAGGTGCTCGGTGATATCGGTCATGGTGGCGCTATCCATCAGCAGGCCGCTAGGATCTGCTCGGCGCATTTCATACAGCACCGCGCCCACGGTTTCGCCCACCGGGAGGTTATCGGCGCCCCAGCGCGTCAGTACATCAGTCATGCTCAAAGCCTCATCTTTTGGAATATTTGGTAAGTCAGGGGATAGGGGCTTGTTTAGATCCCCGTGCCTGAGCCAGTACTTGAACTGCTTGATGGTGCAGGCCGCGACACTGCCAAGGCCGGACCAGCCCTTTTCGTAGGAATTCATGTAGGCGGTGCAGGCCTGTACCTGATCGGTGAAGCCAAGCATTACCTTATGCTCGTCGAATACCGGCTCATCGAATGAGCGGTCGACCTTCTTCACCTGATTGATCACGTACACGCACAGGCTCTCGGGCGCCGGGCCTACAAACACGTCCACAGCGTCCCCGTCTGCACCCTTGGTCCCGTTCACATAGCCGTAGTGCGCCATACAGGTGATTGACCATGGTTTGCCGTCTTGCTTGCCACGGCGCGACTGGAACATAGGGGTTTCGATGGTGATCCGCAGGCCATGCATGCGAAAGCTGCCCTTGGCGTAGTTCCCGGCGCGGATCTGTGCGGGTGTGGGCTCTGCGCGAGAACCCATCCCGAAAGCGCCAGCATGGGCGGCGCTTTGGAGTTTGCTAAAAAGGTCGGACATAGAAGCGGCTCCCTGAAAGTAGCCACGATACCGCCCGTTGCCCCCGCTCCCGGCTGACGGTTTGCGCCAAATCGCAGGCACAAAAAAGGGCGCCGCATGGGCACCCTTAGGGATGAAGCTACCACCTTAGAATTCAGGCGTTGGTGCATTGTCGATCAGCTGCCCAATGACTTCGGACACAGTGCAACGGTTCTTAACGGCGATGAGTCGCAGTTTCTGATCCTGCTCCGCTGTGATGTAGGAGTTAAGACGCTCTTTGGCTCCCAGCTTGATTACTTTCGGCCTTTGGCTCGGACGGCCCGCCTCGATAGTATCGGCTGGTTTCACATCAGAGGGCGCACGTGCCGCGCGCGGCTTAATGGTTAAATCACTCATGGCTTACCTTTAGCGTTAAGACGTTTTCAGCATGATAGTGCATGTAACGCTTTAGCGTCTAATCACGATGAGAGGAACGCCAGCACTTCGTTTTTTAACGCACACAGCTCATGAGCCGCAAGACCGCCTGGCCGGGTATCCAGAGGGGTACGCCCGGATGCTTGGGCTCTCGGATGGTCTTGGCGCTGCACCATACGGGTCTTAAACACCGGGAAACCGTAACCCGTAAGGGTCTTGGATATTTCCTTGCTGAGCTTCGTATTCCCGATGACGCGAGATACGACAAATGCCACTTTAACCGGCGCTTCGCCTGCGGCTACCTGATCGTCTTGATGATCTTTAATCATGTTCACCATTTCGCTTGTTGCCCATACGTCTAAGGGCGACGGCTGTACGGGGATCAGAATCAGGTCCGCAACCTTGATCGTCTTCAAGGCTAGATCCGCAGCCTTCGCAGTGCCGTCGAGAATGACGAAATCATTTTTCAGCTTTGGTATTTCACGCTCAAGCGCTAGGCGCTCAATCACGTACACCTGCATAGGCTGTTCTTTATTCGCCTCTGCCCAGTCAAGCAAGCTGCCCTGCGGATCAGAATCAACTAGCACCACATCATGCCCGTCAAGGCTTAGCGCCCGCCCTAGACCTGTACAGGTTGTTGTCTTGGCCGATCCGCCTTTCTGATTCATCACCGCAATAACTGTCATGCCCTGCGCTCCACCCAATTGATTATGGGCGGATTCTAGCGTTATTACACTATAACGCAATAGGGCTGTTGCTCTATGGCGCCTTAGCGCTAAGGCGCCTATGCTTGCTTGGGGCGTAAAAAAGCCCCGACTGGCGGGGCGCTTTGTATAGCAATTGCTGATCCTGGAACCCTTAATTAGACGCCAGCACCTGTACCGGCTCAGGACAACTAACCCGTGGGTCTTTGGGCCAAACCCCCTCACTGATCATCTTGCAGGTCCACTCATGATCCGCTACAGCCTGATCGTAATCGCTACCACCTAACCCGGCTACCAATAGCAGATAGAGAGCTGCCATGAGCAAACCCCCTAACCACATACCTATGCGGACCAACTTAAGCTGTTGTGCATTCATCGCTCTATTCCTTTTCGAGTCAGTCATAACCTTTGACGAAAAGAACATTATCATTTGATTGTTTAAACAGCAAGCGATGCAACCTCCAAATTATGTATTTATGAGGATTTACCATGTCAGAAGCACCGGCTGGAATGAAAATAATGGCATCCATAGGCGGGTTTGGCCCAGCAGGATCTATGCCTGTGACGCTCATGGCGTTCAAATCAAACGCACTCGGCACCATGACGGTTTTGAATCAAATTACGTATAGGGAGTTTCCAGACGAAGGTTTTGCGTTCGTAACCAACCTTCGGCTGAAAAACTACGATTGCCTGTTCAAAGAGGAACATTTGGCCGCTGCGATCACGGCGTACAAGGAAGCAGAAGGCATGGGCACCATTTTGCTGGCGGATGATGTCGCCAAGTGGCGCCCACGGATCGAGTCGGACGGCGTGGATACACAGGGGCAGAAGTATCGACTGCACGGCGATATCGGTAATGCTGAGGTGGCAGTGCTGGCGCTGGCGCACTTCATGTCACGCCAGCGCGGTATCGAGTCACTGACACAGATGAGTGACGATATCGCCCGCCTGTATCAAATCACCTCGATCTAGTCACCAGCGGCGAATGGCTCGCCATAGGCATCAAAACCAGCGTCCTCCAGGGCGCTACGGCCCTTGTCGGTCAGCATGTAAAGCCCCTCAGCTGTATTGACCATCCCCAGAGCCAGCAATTGCGCCAGCGCATCCTGGTCCTTGATATCTGTCACGTCTGCCGCTGAAACAATGGCGATGTTCACCAGCTCAGATAGGCCAGAATCACCGAAGTCAGGGCTCACGCTATCGAGCATGGCAATAGCGGTGGTAAAGGATTTGGCCAGGCTGCGCTCAAGTGCTGCCTGATCCAAATTACCTTCGGCCTCATTGATCGGGGCATTCGTCTCTACAACGCTCAGCGCTTGTCTGAGCTGCTCGATAGCGCCAGCGGTGGCCAAGCTATCCATCATCGTCGGATCAGCCAGGACAATCTCACGCGCAGCCACATAGGCGTCGGACATGATCAGCTCTGCGCCTTGCAGTTGCTCGACTGAATCCAGCAACGCGGCAGCAGCTAAGGTTTCGGCGCCTGGCGCGTTAGGAACAGCGCCAGCAATAAGAGCCCAAGCTGGGGGCAGTTCGCCATGCTCGTCGGTCGGTACAAGCTCAAACTGGTCGCGGTTGTAAAACAATCCATCTGCCCACTTCTTAGGGAAGCCATTCGGCTGCTTACCACCTATGCTGTCCAGCAGCGCAGCAGCGAGTGTCTGGCCTTCTGCGGTAAGCCAGTTTGCCCCATCATCGCGAGCCACAAGATTTGCTTTTAGCAGTTCGTCACGGCCCTGCTTGCTGATCAAGTCACCGTCCTCGACTGCACCAGCCTGCAACTGCACCAACACTTCTTTTGCGGCATCGTTCAGCTCAGCGGCGGGCGGCAAACTATCGACCATGATGCCAAGCTGCTGCTGTAAGTCCGCGACTGTAGCCTGGTGCTCAGCAATCTGAGCATCGAGCTGTGCAGCACGCTCGGCATAGACCGTTATCTGTTTTGGCGCCGGCGTGCTCATGCCCTTGGGTAAAGCAATGGCCTTCCGTGCCTGCGCTTTCTGGAATGCCCCCTGCGTTTTTTCCAGCAGCGCGGCAATTTCCGCCACAGCCTTGTCAGAGTCGGTCTGGTTCTTGAGTGGTTGCACAGAGCCGTTAAGCAGCACCTGAAAGATATCGCCGGTCGTATTCACGCGCAGCACCACCAGTTGGCCACTGGCTACGGTCAAAGAAGCCTCGCGGTAAGTAATGCCAGAAGTCCGGCGCGCAGTGGCATTGAACTCAGATGAAACCACGGGCTGACCCGCACGAATCATGAGTGTACTGACCTTCTTAAGCGCCTTGGCAGCCGACTGGGCATTGGTGAAATCGAGCTTATTCGTTGCTGGCATGACTGCCCCCATGGATTGGATAACTGAGGGATATTGTGAGGGCTGGAAGTTGCCGGGCACTGGTGTGCTTTGCGCTGGAAATTGTAAAAGCCTTAATTAAGTGTAAAGCAACTCCATACACAAACTGCTTGCATAGCGTAAAGCCTGTCTTTACATTACGTGCCAGCTAACGACATTCGAAAGGAGAGCGGGACATGACCATTAACAATCCTCCCCATCCGGGCGAGGCGCTGCGTGAAGACGTGCTGCCAGAAATTAAAATGACTGTTACCGCACTGGCTAAACACCTCGGCTATTCCAGGGTGCAACTGTCAAATGTGCTGCACTGCCGCGCCTCGATTAGCGCGGACTTAGCTTGGCGCTTGGAGCTGTCTGGACTGGGCAAGGCGCATATGTGGCTTGCTCGACAGTCAGCCTATGACCTATGGCAGGCTCAGCACAAAGATGTACCGACGATCACCCGATTGCATGCGGCATAGCACTGGTATGGGCATACCACGGGGGAAAAGTTATCCCTCTGTAAGTTTAAAAGTTTTAAACAGTTTTATATCTATGTTTTGGCCATTGTGGATAAGTGCTACAGCCCGCGTCCCACATGGGTGGGACCACCATAATAACCCTGTGGATGGGTGGGTGAATTACAAAACCCGGTGGGTGAATTACAAAGAAAGGTGGGTGAATTACAGGCTTTGGTGGGTGAATTACAAGAAAACCGAGGTTAGGTGGGTGAATTACAAGAAAACGATCCAAACCCGCGCTCTTTTCGACTTGAAGAGCACGCCAGACAAGGCTTATAGGGTTTTCTTTGACGAAATTTTGTAATTCACCCACCCGCGTACTGTTCACTTTTTACTTACCGCAGCATCGGGAGCGATCATGCCAGTCAACAAGAGCCCAGCGGGACTTGCCAATCAACACAATCGGCGCCTTGATGCCATCAAGAGCCGAAAGAAGCCAGATCGACAGGGCGACCTCCTAGGTGGCACAGAGCCGCAACCGAGTACGGCAAAAGCCCCCAAGGCCAAGCCGGCATTAAAAACCAAAAAAGCCACAAGCAAGGAACCGCAGCAGCCTGATTTTTTCGTTCCGATGATCTACGACATTGGTACCCGCGATATCCGCAGCCTTATGGATGTCGCTCCATTTCGCCTATCGAAAACCAAAAAACGCGAGAACGATGTTATTCGTTACGAACTGCCTGATGGCGAGGTTATCGTTTCTTCTGGCGTCTACGGCATGGCTTCGGTGTTTGATTATGACCTGGTGCTGATGGCGACCTCTCACCTGACCGAAGCGATGAACCGCTTTCGAAAGGGAGACGGGGAAAAGCCAATGCAAGTGTTTCGCCCGCACATAGGCGACGTGATCAAATTCACCAAAAAAACCGAAGGGGGCAATCAGCGCGCTGCTGTTGTTGGAGCCCTTGAGCGCCTGAGCACCACGCACGTCAAGATTCAGCGCAGTCGGATGATCAAAGACCGGATGGTTATCACTGACGAAGGCGAGAACCTGATAGGCCCTTATCGCACCCTGGCGAATGCCAAAAACGGCAATATCGAATACATCGAGTTCAAGGTAGCGGACTGGCTCTACAAGGAAATTACCGGGAGCGTGCAACCAGACATCCTTGCGGTACACCCGGATTACTTTGAGAGCGAATCGGGCTACATTCGGTTTATCTACCGGCTGGCGCGAAAGGCCGCTGGAAAGGATATGGCCACTTGGGGATTCGATCTGATCTACCAGCGCAGCGGGAGCGATACCACGTTCAAGGAGTTCTCCAGGAGCCTGCGCAAGGTGATCAAAGAGAATGACGTACCGGAATATGATCTATCCGAAGAGGCTGGCCAGCGCGGACCACAGCTGCGCATGGTTTATCGTAAGTCTCTTGATTACCTGAAATAACGGCTTACAAGGATGTTCTCTATCTCACAGGGATGAACAGGGGTGTGTTCATATGGACGAACGAACCCCTACGATGGAATTGGCGGGCTTGTCTTTCCGTTCATGCTATCCGTGTGCGGATGTTGCTGAACGCTCACGCCATCACTGGTCATATCGCCGCCGGTCTGCGTTACAGCGCCCTTAATTGTTACCGCCCCTTCAATCGCTACAGCGGCTTTGACGCTCAATGCGGCAGCTATCTCTGCGATTGACTCGGGAGTCAGCACAAGGGACGTACCACCTACGATCAGGGCGATTTTAGCGCCAGCATTGATCGTGAATTCCTCGTCGGCGTTGATTTCAAAGTTGTCATGGTTCCAGCGGCGCACACCCACCACGTTTCCCGAGTTTGGGTTGCGAAAACCTGTGATGAGTGGCCGGCGCGGATCACCTGCAATGAACTCAATCCACACCCCGCGCCCCTCGACCAAACGAATCTCAGTGTTGCGCGAGTCATCACCAAGCGGGTACTCGATTTCAGCGATAGGCAGCTCACTGGCGCCATCGGTGAATGGCGGTATCTCTACGCGCACCTCTCGACGGTCACGGTCCACTAGGCGAATGAAACCGGGGTGCTTGTTACTGGGCATTGACGAGTTTCCCTAGCCATAGGCGGCTGCGGCTTTCCTGCGCCCCCTCGTTGTTTTCGAAGGCATGAGCGGCGGTAATAACCACAAGGTTCTCCCCGCCAACTCGCAGAACGTGACCAGCCTGGATCTGCTGGCATATTGTGCTATCCACGGTCTTGCTACGCACAAGCACACAACTTGCGTTCCTGAGCTGGCGCTGATCCGCTCGGGGTATGAACGAAACGCGTCGAGCCTGGCCCATTTGCCCACGGATGATCGCAGCGTTGTCGTCTACAGAGTAATAAGACGGGATGTCCAGGAGTTGCAGAAACTCGCTTTCGATCTTGGCGCTACTGTCCACCTGGCCGATATCCGCTATGGGCGCCTGCTTGGCCATGTCGACCAAACGCATGGCCATGATTCGGCCTTCCCTCAGCACCAGCGCCGCACCTTCCTCCTGTAGCGTCTGAGCCAGCGAGTAACTGGGCTCTCGACCTTTGAAACAGGTAAAACGCGGTACAGCGAAGTCGCTGCCCACCGGCATGAAGGCACCGCAAGAGCGATATATTGCCCCAAGGGTTGTATCGGTCAGAACTACAGCGCTATTGAGTGGGCGGGCAACAGAGGCGCAGCGGTGCAGCAATGCGGTCACTTTCATGGCCTGCTGCTGATCCTTTCCCTGTACCTGGCCAAGTGGCTGAGCGCGGTCAGTCTTGACGATTTCAAACTGTAAGTTCTCGCGGCCAGACCATATCGAGGCCCCTACCTTGAGTTTCTCTTGCACGCCATCGATCAGCTTCACCGTGAACTCAACTGAGCGCGGAACAGGCGTTAAGTCAGAGCGGCCAATCCACTTGAGCACCACGTCAGTGGGAAGCATATCGCCCCCCTCACGCAGATAGACGTTCACCGTCCAGGGCCTACAACTTGCCCAACCGGGGTAGTCGCTTTTGTACCCAAAAGGCTGGTAGACGTACGGTCTAACGATTGAATGCTTGGGTAGCCTGGAGGAACCTTGTTTGATCCGTCATTAGGGGCGCCAGCGGCTGGCGCATCGAAGAACGGAATCGAACACTTGATTGTCAGGTCCGCTACCAGAATCTTGATGTTCTTAATGCCTTCCGGCTTGACCTCCATCCAGTCAATACGCACAGACTCCAGCGTCTGCGGCATAGGCACCTTGTACTGACCGAACTGGTAGATCGCATCGAAATAGCGGTTAGACGGTTCTTTGATGAAGGATGACAGCTGTGCGGCCAAGCTCTGGGCTGATCCACCCTCGCTGGCGATGATCACTATCTGTAGGCGACGATCTAGCATGACGTGCTTGTAGCCGTACCATGATCCAGCTTCCTCAATCTGCTGCATGGTGCGGCCAATGTGGTCACCGCCCCAATCTGCTCCAGTACCAGCCACGCTTTCATCCATGGCGAAGAGCAGCACCGGGAACAGCGTTGTTTTACCGTCCTCTCCGTTCTTGTTCTTCTGATACGCCGCAAGCATGGCCTCTGCATCGTCCACCATGCGCGAAGACGCAACCTTAACCGCCTCACTGAACGGCTTGGCCATGAAAGACTGCACAGCTTTGGTGTCTGCGTAGTCCTCGTAAAGCCCACCACGCCAGCGCTGCAAGTACTGGGCAAAACCTTCCTTGATCTGGTCAAAACTGCCATTCAAAGGCTTGTTCATAAAGCACCTCGACACTTCGCCCGGCGTACCCGGACAAAGTATCCCTATACATATTTAGGCCAAATTTAAGAGCGACAAGGGTTTGCCAGCCGTCACCGTTGGGGCCGGGAGCATCCAAAGGTGCTGCGGCGTGACGCGCCCTGTAATTTCAGGACGGATCAGCGGCGAGCCACCTTTCGCAAACGCCCACGCGACAAACTCTGAACAGAAGAATCGGGCCTTGCTGTCGAAGCGTTCGGAGTGAATCAAGATCCCGAACAGGGCCAGGTAATCATAGCCAGCCCCCACCATGCTCAAGGCTGCCTGTTTGACCGCCTGCGCATCCGAACAAGGGATATTGACCATGGCTGCGTAGCTGGACTTCTCCAGACGTTCCTTAAGCGGCGTAATGCTTACACCGCCAAGCATGTTGGCGCCTATTACCTGATCATCGATCACAATTTCAACGTGACTGAATGCGGACCAGGTAACGCCCCGGATAAGCAAACTGCCGATCATGCGCCGGCGGGTGAATAGGATCTTTACCGATTGCATCATGGGGTGACTTCCTCAGCGGGCTCAGGCTCTACAGGAGGGATTATCTCAGGCTCTAAGACCGGGGTTGATGCCCACTCTGCATAGGATTTAGGCCAGCCGGTGGTGTAGTCGTAAGCAGCAGGATCAGTTGCGGTTCGCATGGCGGCATTATGCTGCTCGGCCAAGGCAAAGAGCGCTATGTCAGAGCGTGTTATCGCCGCCACCACGTCGAAGGCAAGCTGGGCAGTTACCGGCAAGAAAGCACCGTCAAGCATTTTCCAAACAATAGCCTGACCTTCGCTGTCGATTAGAGCGTCCGCCATGGAGCGCCCAGCTCCCAGCGCATCGCGGGCATTGTCTTTTAGGCCCAGCCACTGGCTACGGCTGAACACATCAGAATGGACCCACTGAGAACCGACCATGATTCCCGCGACAGAACGCCGGTCGCGCTCATCTTTGATAAGGGCCCAAGATCCAGCCTCATTTTTAGCACGAAGCTCGGCCACCAACTGAGGGCTGACTTGCCACTGCCCGCTAATCCAGGCGTGTACTGACGAGGGAGGCGGATAAGGCGTGAAGTAGGACGGTAGACTCCCCAGATCCTTGAAGTCATGGGGCTCACCGGTTTCCGTGCTGTAGACCGTACCTCGATTATCGGCCAGCTCAACCGGAGAGCCATGGACCAGCGCCCACACAAAACCATCTGACGGGGTTGCAAGCTCTTCCACCAAAGAGATAGCGTTATCAGGCATCTGCACACCGATACCAGGCACTACAGGCAGAGCAACCGGGCCGAAAAGAACGCCAGCCAGATCGAACAAATAAATTACAGACATAGACACCTCAGATAACCTTGATTCGACCGGGGTAGGCAATGTTTCGAGCGCGCGTTTCAGTAGATTTTTTACCGGTGAGCATCCCGCCAGTTGATAAGCCATAGACAGGGGCTGGGATTCCGCCACCATCTAAAGTGTTGTTGCCCCCAGTACCAGCACTCGACCCGTGCGTATGGTCTTCGGTCGAAAAGTCCTGCCAGCTACCAGCTACGCGCCCCGCATCTACTCCAGCGCGCCCCTCACTGAGAACCCGCATGTGCTCCCCGCGCGCCTCTGGACACCTTAGCGTCGAAAATCCATCGCCATCAGTCCAGCACCCTTCTAATCCTGCGCGCAGTACTTCGGTTGTAAGCATCCCGGAGGCTTGCGCGTGATCCCATAACCATGGCCAATCACCACGGTTACAGAAGAGCCCATTGTGACCAGCCCAGCCGCCCGGCTGAAACGCTGTTGTAGTTTCAAGTACAGGGCGGCCAAGGGGCGTAGTGTCCAAGCGATGCAGTACGCGCCATTTGCCATTGCCATCGCTTCGCAAGTGCCAGAAGTCGCCGGCGCCCATCAGGACAAAGAACGGATAGCCCTCGGCGCGCAAGTGAGTATGAAACTGTATCTTTTCACCGCTAGACGCTTGAACCACCAGACGGTTGCCGCTGTTGTCGACGCGCTGCACCCGGACATCCATTGAACGGTTTGCAGGTGGCAACGTGATCTGAAAACCGGCGGCTGTAGCATCCAGCAGAAGAAAGCCCGTCTCAGCGCTGGTGAGTACCTTGGTGGCGGTGATCGGGGCGTTGTTCATCCCGCGCATGGCGAGCATGCCGCTTTCGATATCGGCTATATCATCGGCACGACTCATTGGTAAGCTCCATTGGGTTCAAAACGATTGAATGGGCGCATTAGCGAAATTCCGTCCAGGAACTAATGGTGTAACTACCAGCCGGGACTCTATAGGTAGAGCCAGGAGGGACAACGGTAGACACCGCGATAACAAATCCAGAAGTAGGGAACGAAGAGCCGACGATGGTTACAGGACCAACAATTATCCTGGCTGTCTGATTGACTGCCGAAGTAAGCAGTACCACGCTGACAAAAATAGGACGCCCAGTATTGTTTGTATAAGGGTCATTTATGGCGCGAGAGGCTGTAACATCGGTTGGCGTTTTAAATAAATTAGCAAGGGTATTGTTCAGCTGCGTTACTTGCGCGCTGAGAGCAGCGATATCAATCACACCTTGGTTTACAGGGGCGTTCCATGCCTTGATACACCACATAACCGACAAGTTTCGCGGGCGAGAAGATCCGGTAATAGAGTTAGTCCCTAGCGGGGCTGCTGAGGAAGGGACTCCAGATTCTTCAACGCCTGGATAAAGGGCAGATGAAACTCCATCCGCACCAAAGGCAGATATAACGTCGGCCGTAGCATTAGACGCTCTAGGCGCCTGGACCCCTGCACCGTTAATTGATGCGTCATAGCTAACTAGCGTTCCCTTTTGCCATGTTCCCATCGCCCGCCCAGCATCTACGCCGCGCCCATGGTCCCATCCACGAAAGAACTCACCTCGTGACTCAGGAAGAGTATTGCCACCGAGATAGACCGCAAGGTCTGGATAGACCGCTGCGTTGAAATCACTGCCGTCAACCTCAAGGAATCCGGGCGGGACGACACCGCGCGGGAATGGAAGCATGCCCCCCACCGGAAGCGCGCCCGCAGTAGCCAGCAGCGCATTTATTTCTGCTTTGGTATAGGCGTCCGCAACCTTGAACGACTTGAACGCCAGTATTTCAATATTGTCGCCCAGATTGCAGGGTATGGCTGTGCTGACCTTAGAGCCGTCGGCTGCTGACGTGAAATCACGAATTTCACGCCCGTTACGCAAAACAATTACGCTTCCAGGTACGTGTGCCGCGATGAAATCAGACTGAGCAATCCCGGCTACGAACGAAAATCGCTCAAACGCCTTACCGCTGCCTACACCACCTCCAAGCTGGAAGTAGGCGCCGTCATAGTTTAGATCGTAAAGACCGCCGGCTTTGATATCGCCGGGCTCCAGATCAACCAAACCAGAATCCCCGGCGCGCTTCACAGTCGTGACACCGATGGCTTCTATATCAACCGTTACCGATGTCGTGTTGGCGCTTGTCGCAAGAAACTGAAAGCGCTGAAACTGATCGTATGTCGTCAGTACCGACTCAGCAGCGTCCAGTTCAAGTACCAGGGCGTTGGCTGTGCTTCCGACGGAGTGCTTTAACCCCATCAGCGGGCCGCTGTCACTCGCCACGCTCTTCCGCAGAAGATACTGAGGGTGAGCATGCTCAAAGCTCTCATGCTCGCCTAGGGCTGCCAGCGCTACGCTTTCACCTGGACTGATTTCAATGTTGATACTGCCGGCTGGCACCTGAGCTAATTTCAGATCGCTGAATAGCACGTATGCAACGCCATCGGTCTTGTAAGAAGCGATTTCACCACTAGCCTTAGACCATATAAACGCCAAGACATCGCCTGCCCACCATGCAATCTCACCGATTGCCACCTGGCCAACGTTTTCTTTCCACACACTGACGGTACGCAATTGGTATGGCGTTGGACGCCCACCGCCAGCAAGAAGAATCTTGCTCCCTACCGGATCAGCCAATGCCACCTCATCACCCGTGGGGTCGTAGTGGCCTCGTCCGTAAGAGGTGTGCGTGAGCTTTAGTTCAACCCCGGTACTGGAAGCGATGAACGCGGCAGCCTGACCTGCCAGCGTTAGCTTTGGATTGATAATTACAGGATTCGCCATACAGCCCCCATGAGTTAGTTAGGGCGAATGCTACTTCCCAAAAAACAATCTAAACCGGGGGGCTTTGCATACATCATGAGCGCCGAATGAACGTGATAACGGTAGATCCGTTAAACACCACGTCAGATCCGTTAAACACCACAAACTTATCGTCTGCCAAAACTTCCACATCACCCATCGACCGCACAATCTGCACGCTGCTGGCGATGAGCGCGAGATTCCATGTGACGATTGATTGCTTGGCGGCGCGCAGTTCAAGAACGAACCGCGCAGCTAGGGCAGTTTTAGCGGCCTTAAGGATTCGCTCGGGAACAATCTCCGTTTCGATATCCACTCGTAGGCGACTGGTAAGGAAATAATCCGCTACGTCTTCGCCAGCCGCTAATATTTCGCCTTCGGTCATTACGTCGACCGGATACTCCCCGGCTTTCTTGCACCAGAGCTGATCTATCGTGAACACAGGCCCAAACAGGGAACTTAGGTATGACCTAAGGAATGCAGTCCCTCGTTGCGGATTACGAAAGCGCCAGGCATGGAATAGATGGCGTATCTGCTCCTTCGTGGTAGTGCGCAGGACGGCCAACCCATCCCCTGACAGACTACGTTCCACCAGAGAGTCAGGCCCTATATGAGGCATGCCGTATAGCCCGACCTCGGTTACTTGATCGTCTATTTTTGCCTTGTACAGGCTGAGGAACAGCGCCTTGAATTCACTCTCAACGGCATCGTACTCGGCACTACGAACAAGCGGCGTCAGCTCCATGTCAGTCCGCCTCTTGCACGTTTGTGACTAGGCTCTCATCGGTGATATACCGGTAGTGCTCTGGAAGCACTACGCCCGGATCGCCAACACTGTCGACGACCATATTCCCAAGCCGGGCGGATAGCGCCACCACATTGTTTTCTTTCATAAGCGCGTAGATATCCTTCTCAAGGATCTGAGCCTCGCCACGCTTTGCCCAGGCAGACTCGCGCCCGTATCGATTGAGCAGGAGCGTGCGCACCTGCTGCATAACTGCGCCAGAGTCGTAGACTGTAGGGATGGTGAGTGTCACTACCAAGGGGACTACAAGATCGACAACCGGGACGTACTTTATTTTGTAGCTGTCGTCGGCTCGCTGGATCACTGCCTTGATTTGCGACTCAAGAACCGCTTGCGTCGTACCGATCTTGCGGGCCGCGACAAACAAGGTGTTGATATTGTCCAGGCTGGCGCCACGCACAGCTTCTTCCTTGGATTCGTTCCAGATGCTGAGAAACGTCACAGGGCTGATAGCTTTACGGACCACAAAATCGAAGTTTGAGCCAAATACGGCGCTGTCATCGTAAATGCCGGGGTAGGAACACACCTCTCGCATTGTGCTGATGTCCATAGGGTCAGCACCCAATTGGCTGATCTCTGACAGCTCCATGGCTAGCAGTGCGTCAGCGGCGCCGCCGGTGTATTCAAAATAGAATTTAAGGCCGATAGAGAGCGCTACCGCTCCCTCCGTGTCCTGCACCGTGACATTGATGTTTTGCCCAACTTCGGGCTGGTAACCAGAAAGCCCCGCGATTCCGAATTGAAGGCTTAGCTCGCTCACCTCGTTGGATTTTATGTTGTAAACCCGATCACCATCCGCGATGTTTGCGAAGTTCGTGGAGTACTCAAACGTATCGACCAGCACAGCGGCGATAAATCCAATCTCTGGCGCGCTCAGGGGAATCGTATAGAACGGGATGAATACCCCCACCTGGTGCGTGAAGGTGCGGGAACTTACTTGCTTGGCCGTCATGTACCCTACTGCGCCAGCATCAAGGTTCACGCCAGCAGTCACCAGCCAATAGCGCCCAGAGGCGTCTTGAATCGATCTGCCAGCCAGTACCTGCACAGCCACCATGGACCCATTTGTCACCTTGATGGTCGCAATGGATGGCGTACCAAAGGGCAGAATCCCCTTCACTGCCGCATCACTGCGTACTGTCACGTCGCGGGCCTTGGTGAACGGCTCCCCGGCGGTCACCTCCACCTGATTGCTCACATCCGCCAGCATGGCTGCCATTGAGGCGAGCCCCTGCGTGATCAGCGGATCACCAATCTGGTACCGCATCGCGATAGTCGGGAAGCTGGCGATTTCATTGACCGCGCTTTGAATGAACTCGTCTTTAGTAACTGCCACGTTGCACGGCTCCCAGATCGGAAAGACTCACATAGGAGCCATTGATTTCGATAAAAATGGTTTTTCGGTCTAGCCCGTCGCCGGACGCGCGCATGTTGATCGTGCCCGGCGGAAGCTCGGCAATCACGGGAATGTCCTCGCGCATCTTGGCCAGGTAGGCATCAGCAATAGGCGAGCTGAGTGGCTTCTGTAGCAAGTCATCTGTAGGCGCGCCGTAGGTCGAACCGTAGTAAGCGTTTGGCTTGGTACCGACCCAATGAGCAATCATGCGAAACAGCAGGTCCGTATTGAGCGTGTCGTCAGCCATAAGGCACCGGTAGCGGTTTATTGATTGCATGATGGCAAACAAAAACCGCCCTATTGCGGGGCGGTTTGCAGTAATCGGGCGGCCTGTTAGTTCATCCCTATGCCGCCGCTTGAGACATGAGCAATCTGCCTGTCCTCAAGGTTCTGGCTGAGCGGTACCGACATTTGAATTGCCTGATTGCTGGGCGCTTTGCTGGGCGACATCTGTGGTTTTTCGACCACGGGCATGGCTGGGAATTTGACCAGCGATGCGTCTGGGGCAGGAGCTGCATAGCTTGGCGCGACCATGGTGCTGGCGCTAACCGGCTTGATAGACGCCATGCTCATGGCTGGTATAGCCGGGGCCATTACGCCAACCGGCTGAGCACTTGATAGGCCAGGCGCCACAGAGGGACTTGGACCTACCGGCATAATGCCTACGGGCGGACTACCCCTGACTGCTGACATGGTACTGGCCAGCGCCGCATTGGCCGCGTACGGGGCTTGCACCTTGCCCTGATCGGCGCGCCGGGTGGGTGTCAGGTCGCCAGCCTTTGCCTGAGCCAGATAACCGTCATATTTAGCCTGTACGTCGCCTAGGCCATTGGTGCCGCCATTTGTGAGCTTGCGGGCGCGTACTTGGTCGCCAGCCATAGCGGCTTTATCGGCGCCTGAACTCTTCCAATGCTGTACAGCTATCTGTGCGGAGTACTTCGGATCCATTGCTAGTTCCGGGTTGTTCTCCAGGTCGATGCCCAGCGCTTTCCCCATGGCTGCGTACTGAGCCTTGCCAGTCAACTGTATAGCCCCACGCCCACGGTACTTGTACCCATCGCCATCCGCATTGTTCCCCATGCGGTTGCCATAGACCTTGTTGGCAATAGCTTCCGGGTTGTTGGCATCAGCACGGGCTGCCTCTGGGGTGCTGTAGTACTTGGGGAACACTTCCTGTAGTCGCTTGGCGCTGTAGTTTAGATTTTCTTCATTTTTGGTGAATCCGCCACTTTCGTGGTCGACGTTGGCCATGAGCATAGCTTTCGACTTCTGGTCAGTAATACCGCCAGCGTCCATAGCCTTGATCAGTTCGGCCTTGCGCCCATCAGATCCATCAGCGCCAAGGCGCCCGCCTGATATTTTGTAGGCCGAATTTTGCGCTGAATCCTTGGCTGACGCGGCCTTGCTGCTAACAAAGTCTTTGCTGCTCTGTACCTTGTCGCTAATGGTGTCCTTGATGCCCAGCACGACATCTGCGACCTTGCGGAAAGTCTCTTTTATGCTGTCGGTCATTCCGGTTAGGAGTTTGACGGCGGTTGTCACCATGCCGCCCCATGCCTTGGTAATCGATGTGAGGTCGACGGTAGAGAGCCAATTCCCGACCATCCCTCCTAGTTGGTCACCAATCACCGCGCCAGCTATGGCGCCAGCAGGACCGCCAAGCATCCCTAGCACACCACCAACTAGACCTCCGACGCCGCCGCCTATGTTTTCATAGCGCTTTGTCTTGTTCTCTTGAGGCGTCAGGTTCGGATCATCACCGGCCATTAAGTCACTGGCCAGCAGCCCCCCACCAATCAGCGCCCCAATGAAAGGGATCTTTTTTAGAATCCCCTTGAGAAGCCCACCGCCAGCCCCGCCAGCACCAGCCCCGAATAACGAGCCAAGCCCTTTAACAAGCCCAGTAATCCCCGTCAGCGCTCCCAGTGCCTTAATCGGCGCCATGATCATGCCGAGCATAGATAGCAAGGCCGTCATGATCAGGCCCATACCACCACCGCCCCCACCACCTGGCGCTCTTAGGGCGTTCCAGATGCGGCGGTACCAGCTTACATTCTCACGCTGGTTTTTCTGTTCAGGCCGTCGACCAATTCCGAACATTCGCCCCATGGGCCTGAGGACACCCATAATTGGCTGGAAAATGCCGCCAATCTCTTTTACTGCCTGGACAGTTGGATCGATACCATCAGCCCCAGACGCCAAGGCCCCAGCCGCACCTTTCAAGCTCGCGGCAGCATCCCCCATAGCCTCGGTAGCGCGATTGCTGGATCCGGGCCGTGATGGACTGTTATCAGGGGGCGCGTCATCTTGGCCAGGCGGCACAGGGTTGCGTGGGCGCCATCGTCCGCTCTCATCACGGCCACGGTCTGGACTTGGCGGACCAGCGGGCGCAGGCGCTGGAGGTATCGGCGCCGGACCGGGCGGTCTAGGCGCAGGACTTGGGGGCGGCATGGGTGGCGCTGGCCTAGGCCGTGGCGCTGGTCCTGGCGGCGGTTGCGGGGCGGGAGGACGAGGGGGGTTAGATAATGCGTTGGCAATCGACGATAGTTGCGAAAGGGTTGCAGCCGTGTCCCGCTGAATTGCCTTAAGCACCTCAATTTCTCGGCCTATCTGGTCGAGAGTTTCCTTCATCGTCGCCCTTAGGAAACCATCCGAGTCGGAAGGAAGGATACTCATCTAGAGCCCCCCGATGACTTGACGCACAAGGTCGATGCTTTTGGCCAGGACGCCGGACTTCTTAGCTGCCTCAACTTCCTCAGGTGCAGGCTCAAGGTCTGGCAGCTTTGCATTCATGAATCGATCAGCGCTGTCGAGCATATCCGCCGCACGGCTTGGCATGAACTCGGAGCCACGTTGAAGCGTGGAAGGGCTGGCGCTGTCGAGCATGGCGCCATTGCCATCCTTGAGCCGTTGCATCAGTCGGGCATTCAAGTCGATAAGGTCGTCGTTCTCTTTGCACTGGCGTAGATACGCTTCACTGATACCGGCTGCCTGAGCATCGCTCTCAGCAATGATCGCGTCCAAGCTATCCATCAGGGCCGAACACTCGCCAGCGAAGCCCAGCGACTCAATGGCGCCCGGCGCGACGCCATCTAGCATCGCGTCATAGCCCTTGTTGGTGTTGTAGTTCGGCGTTCTGACGAAATCCATCCCGTGAAAGGTTTTTGGCGTACGCTTGCCGTTCTCTTCGGGAGCATGAAACACCGAACTGAACCCATAGGCCTTGCTGTCGTACAAGCGACCAGCGATGCGGCCTGGCGCATTGCTCAAAAACTCCTGCTCGTGCTCTATGGTGCCGTCAGGCATGCACTTGATGTAGATCGTGCGCACACTGGGCTCAAGCACCACCACCTTTCCGCCCTCGGTAACCGAGTCAGGCACGTGTAAGCCGTATTTTTCTCTGAATGTGTGGCCTACGTAGCCGTATACGTCCCCTTGGCGCACCAGCTCCTGTACCGCCTGGCCATTGATCAAGCGCATGGCGGCAGCAATGTCCACGTCGCGGTGCTGACCATTAAAGTCGCGGCCTCGATCATTCAAGTTGTAACTGATAACCCCTGTGCGCTTACGCATGATCATTCCTCACCCTGTTCTGTCGTGCTGTTCGGTAGTAGTTGCGGTTCGTTGTCACCACCGAAGCCGCCGCCCATGTCAGGCGCTGGCGGTTTTGCTTCCTTGATCCCTTTGGCGAAAATCTTGGCTTTGTCGGTATCGACTTCCATCATCGTGGCCATGAACTGCTCCATCATTGATTCAGGCAGGCCCATGGTGCGCATGAGGTCCATACCCTGGAGCAGCATCACGCCGCCACTGATTGCACGCTCTCGGCTGGCCTGCTTCTCTGCCTCAAGGGCTGCGATTGATCCGAAGAAGTTCACGTCATAAGGGCGCTCGTCGTCTGACCAGCACCGGCCATGTTTAGCCAGCATGTGGCGATCGATCGTGTCGTTAACCGTCTGCATGAAAGATGAACGGATGATCCGGGAGCGCTCAGCTGCTTGGCTGCTGGTACGGTTAAACCCGCCCTCACCAAGCCCGCCTGCCATTTGGTCAGCAAAGCCAACCATTGATAGGTCAATGCCCAGCGTGCCCGCCAGCTTGCGGGCGCAAAACATCACGTCTTCGATGTTGGCGCCGGCACCGGAATTGGAGCCGCCCTGAAAGGAGCTGATTTGTGTCAGCTGTTTTTCGTTGTGAATCGGCATGATGTGGAAGTTACGCGACGTGGCGTATGTGCCTGTACGCACCGCTTCATCGGCCCGTGTCTTCATGCTGAGCAGCATCTTTTCCAGCGAATCCATGAAGTTCTTTTTCTGCTGCTCCGTCATGTCCGCCAGGTTGGCGCCAATCATCGTTTCGTCAATCGAACCTGTGATGCGCTGGCCAATCATTCCGCGTATGGCGGATATAAGGTTGTCGTAGTCGACCTCTGCCGCTTCCAGGAACGAGCCGCCAACCAGCGCCGGCAACGGCCTTATATCGCGGGGTTCCTTAGCTTCAAGGTTGATCTTTTGGGCATTCTCTATGGCGCGCATCTGAGGCAGATACACCATGCGCGGCATCCGCATACGCACCATGTCCAGGTGATTGAAGCGGCTTTGCAGCTTCGACCCTAGACTGACGATATAGCCCACCGTCTGGCCTAGCTCTTCATAAGCCTGCACCAGCGGCGAGAATGGTTGCTCGCTATCGAAGGCAAACATGCCCTCGCCCTTTTTGGTGTACAGCCTGGCGTAGGCGTCACCGAAGGCGCAGGCGTTAAAACACATGCCGTGGGCGTGCTTATTGAGGGTCTTGGCGATAAATTGCAGCTCGTCGACCGCCTTCTTATCAGCCGCCGAGGCGTTAGGCTTTGCCTCAATGAAGATCGTTTCGCCGGTCGTCTCGTGACCACCCAGCGCCATCTGTACGTGCAACCGCAGGATCGTGCTTATAAGCCCGTCCTGAATCATGTAGTGCCACTTCTGATAGATCGCAGAGCGTGACCGGGCCGGACGGTCACTCGCCCCCAGCAGCATTTCAATGCCGACGTAATCAGCATCGAACGTGCTTATTCCCTCCATCCGGTTTTCGGGCGCCTTGCTTACCTCGCCCAGCAAAAGCTGTGTGGTGCTTGCAAGCGACCCCCACAGGCTTTTCTTCGCTTTCTTAACGTCGGCCATTGTCTGTACGCATTAGTCCCATTTACGGGTCAGCGTACAGACGGTTTTTAGCCATTCTGGGCAGGGGTTTGCAGCTCGCAGAGGGGGCTACAGCTTCCCGGTAACATCCTCGTCGGGGCGAGGGTTAACCAAGTACTTGCGGGTGTACGGGTGGATATTCACGTTGCCGGTAACGTCTACGATTTCATAATTGATAATCAGGCCGCCACCCATCAGCAAAGCCACCAGCATGCGCTTGCCTGGCTGAACGTAACCCGGCTTGTCCGGATCAATGACGGGCTCGATAGAAGCCTCTGTCACGCCCTCGGGATAGTTCAGCCGCCCACCATCGTCGGACGTGTTACCCAGTGGTGCGGCGAAGCCCTGAGCGAAGTGAATACGGGCGTCACAGGCATAAACCCACGAATAGTTCACCTCGTCCTCATCGTTCATCACGCCAGCGCCACCCATGGTCGGAGAGCCGTCATAGCTGTAACTGTCTGACTCACGGTCCACACGCTTGGAGAACAGCACGCAGTCGATAGCGTTAGGCTCTCGCAGCGTGCGCTGGCGGTTGGCCCGGTTGATTGCGATTGCGACGTTGTTGAGCATGTCTTAACCCTGTGCGTTGTCGGCGGCGGTGATAGCGATCCGCGCGGCGTTTTCGGAATAGCCCAGCTTCATCATGGTCTTGATCTTTTCGTCCATAGGCACAGGCTTATTGACCTTCGTGGCGTGGGTGCGGCGCAGCTCATCGTTAGCCGCCTTGACCTTCGCCGCCTCCACGGCCTTGCGCTGCTGTGCTGGCTGGGCGGCACGTTCGGCGCGCTTCTCTTCTGAGGTCTTGATAGTGCGGTCACGTTTGCGAGCGCTGGCGGCCTTGTCGATGAACGCCTGCTGTTCCTTGACGGTCATAACACGCTGCTTACCACTCAGCGTCTTGCGCCCGTGCTCGATCATGCGTAGAGCGAAGTGGTTGAACGTGGCGCCGTGGCTAATGGCGCCCATCACCTTTAGGACGTGCTTGCAGGCCACGCCACGCAGCGCCGGGTTGCGGATCTTGGGGAACCCGTCCTCAGACCGCCCATAGTTGAAGTTGGCAGCGCTGGCGATGAAGCGTAGAAAAAACGTGTGGTGCTTGCAGTCGCAGTCAAAACGAACCTTCCCGCGCCCCAGCAACTTGGCCGCATCAGCAGCAGAACCGCCGCCGGACACTGCCAGGTCATAACTGAGGAACTGCACCATGACATGGTGGCGGGCCACGTTTGAGTTAGGGCCTGAGTTGGTCTGAAAGTGAACTACGCCTGCACGGTTACCGACTGGCATTACCGTATGGATCTGTGCGTTAGACCGCTCACGGTCAGCAGTGAGCGAGTAATCTATTACCCGTCTAACCAGTATCCCGCCAGATGCCTGCTTGCTGTGCTGGCCATGCACACGCTGAATGTCCTTTACCGCCGCCCTGAACGCCAGAATATCGTCATGCCCCAGCAGTCGAGGCTTACCGTCAATTGTGGTGAATAGCGCCCGCTTGGGATCGTAAAGCCCGCCTAGGTCATCAGCAGACAGGATCTTGGCGTTATCCCCTAGTCGGCGTTGTAGATCGAACTCAAACGCCTCTCTGGCCTGCTTAGCCGACTTGCGGGCGTCCTGCACAATGTCCGAACGGTTCTGGTCCTTGGCAGCCATCAGCGAACCGACCTAACAGCCGTAGTGATACCGCACTTCTCTTTGAGATAGCGCAGATACGCAATCGTAGGCAGTACCAGGTCTTGCTCTTTGAGTTCGGCGTCGACATTTGGTAGACCAGCAGCCGCGAGGATCACGCGTGTCTCTGTAGCGTCTCCCAGCGCCCGCCGTGCTACTGCCGACAGGTTGTATCGCTCACTTGGCAGCGTGCGGACAACTTGGCAGTTTGCGGAATAGGTCGGCTCAGTGGTGGCAAACCTGCGCACCTCTCGATAAAACCGTGACTCTTCGATCATGTCCATTCCCCCCATAGATAGCCAGGAGGTAGTTTCACATGCCGGGGGGATGGGACTGGCCGGCGCTTTGCACGCCAAGCTCAGGGGGGGAGGAAGTCTAGTTTTCAAGGGGTAGATTTAGACTTGATGTCCAACCAATTTAGACAAGCCGCTGGCGCTTACTCCGTCATTAGCTGGTGACGCAACGCCTTTGCCTCACGCGCCAGCAGCTTGGAGTACTCAGCAGCCTCAACACTCTTTACCTCAAGGGCAACCATAACTGCTGGCAGCTGCTTCTCTGGCACATACCGACCCCAGCCGTAAACGGTTTGGAAGGCTAAACCTAGCGCCTGCGCAACGGCCTTTTTATTGCCGAGGAGCTCAACCAATCGTGCTACTTCCATAAATTCCTACCTGAATTAATAAGCTGGTAATTATAATATTTATTCAGCATAACAGAAGCGCAAGGCAATCCGCGTCGACGCGCATTGAATATAGATCCAAAGTAAAAAAGCCCGCTCGATAGTCTCGATACGGGCTTAATGGGTGAGAGCGCCAGGGAATAACCCTGTCCTTGCTGAACTACCGACAGCTATAACCGGGCCGCCGGGCCGTGCGCTAGGCGGCGTCTCTAAGGATAATCGCGACCCCTAGTGTTTGTGCGCTGGAACTATTTTGTAGTGAGATTTGAACTCATTCGCTCTCTTGAAAGCTGTGTGAAAGCTACTGATTAAAGCCTATCACAGGCTGGACACCCGTACGCAGATCAGCTCCACAGACCCTGTTGCACGCCCCACTCACCGCGCAAGTACTCCAAGTTCTGCTGGATTTCAGCTTCACTCAGTACGCGATTGAAGTAAGCAACAAGCATGACGGTGGATTGGCCGGTGAAGCTATAAGGCGAAGCGCCAATTCTCAACGGTGGGCCGAAGGCCGCTGGGGGGCGCGAGAAGGTTGGCGCTCCAGATGCGTAGGCCTGCTTCAGCAACGTAGCGCCTGGTGTCGGGAGCATGCCCACCATATGGCGATCAGGTGCCCCAGTGAACGTACCAAAGATTGCCATCGGAGCCGCTGGTGGCAGCGATACGTTCAAATAAGCCGCTGGCGAACCTTGGGGAGTAACGCCATCACCCGGACAACTGGCTGCTGCGCCTACCACCTGACCGGCACCACTGAAGTTGGTGCCACACCACAGAACGTCGCCGTTACCGCTTCCGCTTGCCGGAGCGTTATAGCCGGATACGACTGGGATCGAAGCGCCAAAGTTGGCTGGGGCACTTTGTGGTTTTGCGATTGCTAGGATTGTCCCTTGCGGGCGGGCCTGCATGTTCATGCTGTAGTAGTTGCTGTGATCACAAACCGCGCCATTTTCCAGCAATGCTGGGGAGCCCACTTTAATCAGTGGGGCGCCGCCAGAAACAAAGTTCTGGATTTCGCGGCCACCCGAATCACGCAGGTAGTAGAGGCCCAGCAGCCCAGCAGTAACTGGCAAACGCGGAGTGACGTCCAAGAACGATTTAAGCGTTGGGTAGCCAGTACCTGGAAGGGTCACGCCGGTGAGTCGAAGAACGTTGCTCATAGAGTCGCCTTATTTCAGTAGGTAGTTATAAATATGGCGGCAAAGGATTTCGGCGCCGTAAACATTCAGGTGCAAGTCGTCCATCCACAGGCCAAGCCCGTTGGACTTTGCGAACAACGGAAAGATGGAGTGGATGTCAGCAAACTCGCAGCCCGTAGCACGGGCAATTTGCTGTCCAAGGTCACGAAAGGTAGTCAGGGGTTCGGCGGCCACACCGTTGCTGTCAGGGGGCGCGATAATGATGATGCCCACGTCCGGACGGCCTTCGCGATGCTTGGCGATCATGCCTGTCAGCCCGTCGATATACCCCTGCACATCACCAGCGCGATAATCATTGGTTCCCAGGCTGATAATCAGCAGGTCGGCTTCGAGATCGGACGCGTAATCCGCGATATAGGGCAGCATCTTTACCGCGTACCCGCCGCGCAATCCGCCGCGCCCACACTTCAAAACCTCAAAGCCAGAGACATCGCGCGTGGCGTAGAACCCGTACAACGTGACGGTGCTGGCATTACCGGTCGTATCGATTTGCAGTTCATGGGCTGCATCAGGCAAGCCCTCGACAACGATCTTTTCCCGTGCACCCAAAACGCCTGAAGGGGCCGTGGCCCAGTCCCCGCCGTCAACCCGATAACGGAAAATGCCTGGCCCGCCCCGGTAGTAGATGACAATTTTGGTAGCGGTCAGGTTGCTGATTTTTACGGTCGCGTTTGACAGGTTCGTGGTGATCGATCCACCGTCGAATGCACAGCCATATTCGGGCGGTAACGGCGTGGCACTGGCGTCGTACAAGGTCCACCCCGTACGCGAAGCGGTCACCCCGTTGGTCATGCGATTCAGCAAGGCGCTAATCCAGCCATAGCCCGCCCGGCCATAATCCAGCGCCAGCAAATCACCCATTTTGTTGGGAATGGTGTCCAGGTCACTCCAAGAGTCACCGGCAAACATCACTTTCAACTTTGCGGAAGCGCCATTTTTCAAAAGCGCGCACTTGGCTTTGTAAAGCCAAAGTGATTTGCCTGTGGTTGTAAGTAGCTGGTTAAGATCAACAGGGAGATTGGCAATACTCGCTTCGACAATCGCCTTAACTGCCGCTGTCAAACTTGGACCAAGGCCCACGGCCTCCAACATGCCTTTATCTAACCAGATGGCAACCTTGTCGCCATGATCCATTAAAACTGGTACGCGTGATGGGTCATATGGCTGGAAGACCTCAAGGCCAAGTGCCTTACGAAGAACTGGCCCCAGCCCCAGAGCATCCAACATGCCTTTATCTAACCAGATGGCAACCTTGTCGCCATGATCCATCAGAAAAGGAACAAAGGAATCGTCCTGAAGTTTGACAGGCAACAAGCCAATGTCCGCTAAAATAGTAGGGCCGAGCCCCATCGCATCAAACTTGCTGTCATCAAACCAAGCGGGAACATTGCCTACTTCGTCAACAACGAACGGCACCATTTTGCTGTTCACAATGACGCGCAGTATTTTTTCAGCAAGCGCAGCATTCAACTCAGGCAGGTGAGCAACCTCAAGGATTTTAAGTGCAGCTGATAGCTCTACAGTCTCCATTATTTAGCCCCTTCTTCTGACGACCCGCACGCCGTTAAATTCAACAAAACTTCCATTCGAAACAACCACCTTTGAATGAATCAAAAATCCAATATTTTTTGGACCGCTTACCGAATTAGTAGCCACACGCAAACAGACCGAACGTAAAATCGGGAGCAATACGCCCATGCGTCAACCCAAGTCCGCAAAGACACCAAAGGGTGCGCCCTTGTATTCAGGTCTACTTACGATGAAAGTACCGGGACCTAACAGAGCTGTAGAGCGTGAGGCTTGATATAGGCGCCCTACTATGTTTCTGGCGCCGGGTGTGGCTTGCTTGATTTCAAACTGCACACCGACCGGCGCCGACTCATCCGAGGCGGAATAGATACCAACCATGGCCACAGCTCCAGCAGAAACCACAATCTCACTCGATATGGCTGCTATATTGCCTGGCGCTAATATTGATACTGCTGTCATGCCATGCCTCCAAGCCAGCCACTTTATAAGCCCCCATCTTATGGCGCCGAAAAGCACTTAAAAGCTCATGGTTTGCACGATTTCAGCAACTTATAGCCAACAAAAAACCCGCCATTTAGGCGGGCTTCATGAGAGCTTCTTGATTACTCCCCTGGATCATCCTCAGATTCTTCACTAACACTCAGTTCAAGCGGAAACTTGCTGAACATCGAACTAATCACGATCAGCGCAGCGCGCATGCCTTTGGAAAATTCTGCGCTTATTGCCACTGGTGCGGTGCCAACACCAAATACCAGTTCTTTGCCTGGCGTAGCGTGCTTAAGGAGCAGCTCTACTTGCGCCATACGGTTCTCGTGCCATTTGGCAAGGAAGCGCACGCCTTCGACCGACTCAGGCATGTGCACCGCGCACTTGATCAGCGCTTCAAACTCTTGCGTGGCCAGCTCGTAATCGTCTTTAGCGTCATCCGTCACGAACGGGTGATCAATCCTGCTGAATTGCTCTGCCAATGCCTGCTGGCGACCCATCACTTCGGAAATTATCCGCTCACGGGCTTCATCTGGGGTTTCTGGCGGATCACCGGCGATAAGGCTGGAAAGGTCGGGGGTTTCGTTCTCGTGGTTCATTCTGGCGATTCCGGTGGGTAGGTTGGGGCTTTTTTGCGGCGGTGGTTGTGCTCGATCAGCTCAACTATCGTTTTGACGCAATTCCTGCGCGCCAGCGTGTAGTTGCCCACAGTAGTAACCACTGTGATTGCGATGTTGCTTCCGGTCCTGGTACGAATGATTTCGGTAATGTGAGTGCGCTTGACCAGTACTCCACGATTCAAGCGAACTAGATCAGGCAGAGCCGCCTCGATAATTTTTAGTGTCATGCCGTCTGACAGCAACCACTCACAACCATCAGGCGTTATGCCCATCACATACTTATTGTCGGCCTTGAATGCCGCGAAGGTGCGGGCGTTCTTGCAATGAAATTGCGTTCCCCGGTACGCCTTCAAAATCATTGACTTATATCCTTGTTTTTCTGTTTGCTTGGATTAGGGGGCGGACAAATAAAAACATCCCTATACATTCATCCGGCGAAGTAAACCGATATTTTGATTAAGAATATCGAGCTATTTATTCTGTTAAGCGGAGCGAATCCGGGCGGCTTTCGCTATGTCCGCGTCTATGGTTGCATCCCAGTGCTCTGGCTTCACGTTCATGTCCAGGCGCTCGATAAGGCCGCCAGCTTCCCATGTATCTTTGAGGTGCTCGTAACGAACTGAATTCAGCTTAGTCAACGCCAGCTCTTCGCGCGCCCTGGCCAAGTCATATTCCAGGTAGGACACGAACTCGTGAGCGCCAGCAAGACGATCTATCTTGTCGCACGCCTCAGAATCAGCGCAAAGGAGATTACGCAGTTCATCCACGCGCCAATAGCTGCTGTAATCGCCTGATTCGCCGTTTGGAGAGCTGCCTAGCAGTCGATCAATGCCATCCTCTGGACAGATGCGAGCGAGGATCGAAACAGCCTCAGCGCGGCCTTGTGCACGGGCACGCCGGATAACTGCCTGGATTGATTTACTCTTTTTCATTGGGCGCCTCTTTGAATACGATCTTGGTCTTTGTCATGCGGACGAATACAGCGTTAGGCCCAGCCAACGCACCCAACTCCTTCATGTACTCGGCTACGCGCGATACTGTCATGCTGGTAAATGCTGCACCGTGAAGCTGGAACTCAATTTCAGCCTCCTGCTTCATGGCGCTGCATTCCCGCAGATCCGCGCCAGCTCAGCGTCTGGTATCAGCGTATGCGCCTCGATAGCTCCAGATAGGTGCGCCAACAATGATTCGGCATCAGTGATCACCATGCTGCGTTCGCTTTGGTTCTCGTCGTGGTTGTGCTCGTTATCCACTAGGTACTGGAGCAGGAACGCCAACGCACTGGCCTGTGTCTCGGCAGTAGCGCGCATTTCAGCCGGAGTTTTACCCTCTACCCGCTGTAGGGTGACAACGAGCCGCCCTAGGTCCGGGTGCTTGGTGCTGTTAAAGCGCAGCTCCAGGTAGTTGATAGCCGGGCTCTC